TTTTATTAAAAATTTACCAATTGCTTTAGCATCCTCAATATTAAACCCAAAAGTACTTTTACCTTTCTATACTGTGATATATGAGTTAGAAAAAATGGCAAAAAAAGAAATAAACAAAACAATTTCATCACAAAATGAAATAATACAATCAGCTAATTCAGTTTTACAATCAGGAACAACTTTTGGTCAAAATATTTCAGGTACAGTTAACGATAGTGTTGATTTTGTGAAAAAAAATAGGTCATTTGTTATTAATTTAGTTTCAAGAATTTCAACAATTTTTATTCAAACATTGTTTAATACATTAAAAAAAGACCTTTTTAATTTAGTGAGTGCAATTGTAAAAGATATTGAAAAATCAAAATTAAGTAAGGAATACGCTATTGTAATAAGATTACTACAACTTTCATACGTTTTTATCAAAATTTTTATTGATTATAGAAAATGTAAATCTTTGCTTGATGAAATAGCAATGTTGTTAAGTTTAATTAACGATTATAGTGGAAAAAAAATATTTAAAGTACCTGCGTTTTTAAATCAATTTGCATCATTATTGCCAGGGTTTTCTGCAGAAAGAGCGGTTTTAAATTTAATAGAAAACCTTGAAAAATTAGGACTACCAACAGGAGCAATGCCTGACGGTTCTCCTAACCTGATGAATCTCTTTTCAAAGTCAATAATCAGTGGAATGGACGAAGAAGAAACTCAAAATGGAAAAGTATTAACGTCAATAACATTGCCCCCTCCATATGGATTACTATCTACAGCCGGAAAAAAATATTAAAATATGTTAAAGGAAGAATTAGAAAATATTATAGCTCAACAATCAGATTTAAAAAATCTACCAAATTCAGAGTTAATTAAATCTATGGATTTACTAACTACTGATTTTGAATCCACAAAACAAAATATAATTAATCTAACTTATTATTTAGATAATATAGAGGAATTGTATAATTTAATATTAAAAGAATATCAATCAAGAGGTAAATGAGTAAACAATTATTATATCAATGTGTTGTTTTAGATAATGAAGACCCTTTAATGTTGGGTAGGGTTAGGGCTAGATTGTTGACGGACAACTATAGTGATATGTTAAAATCTTTTGATAATCCACCATGGAACCCTAAAAAAGACCCGTGGTCAACAAGAGACCCTTTCATTTTTAATCCATTATTACCATATTTTTTATATCAAGTACCTAAAGTAGAAGAATTAATCTATATTCTATATTATAACAATGATTTCAAATATAGGAATCAATTCTATGTGCAAGCAATGTTTTCATCGCCAACCACATCTCCTTTTGAATATTATGTAGGTGCTCAAAAATTTACAGGTGTTGGGGTTCAATTTACGAATCCGTTACCAATAAAAAATCAAGACGGTACGTATGCAAATAATTTATCTAAAGGAGTATTTCCTGAACCTGGAGATAACGCTTTATTAGGTAGAGGAAATGCTGATGTTATTGTTAAAGAAAATGGTGTTTTAATTAGAACAAATAAAATAAAAGGTAACTTAAGACAAAATACTTTACCTGTTGGTAACGACAGGGGAGGATTTTTACAATTAACCAAGTTTGATATTAATAAAACTTACGATTCAACAAAAAATTTTACAGAATTAGATGAGGACGTTGTAATGACAAATTACGTTATTGAATATCAAATAATTAATCCTGAAAATACTCAAAACAAATATAGTGGATATGTTTATCTTTATAAATTAAAACCTGATTTAAGAGTTAACTCACAAAATATTAAAGTTGATTCTGAAATTGAAGATTTAAAATCTTTAGTTTTAGTACAAGAATTTAGAGCTCTTGGGTTTGATGATACAGTTAATTTTATTAATCAAACAATTTATTTGTTTAATTCAAAAAACAAAATTGATGGTAGAGTTATTTTCAATCCTATTTCTAAGTTTCCAATATATTATAGACCAACTCCATCAATGTATTCTTTGATTAGTTCAAATGTTAATCAATCTACTGACAAAATATCTTATAAGTTAGTTAATGACGTTTTTAATAAAATAAGATTAAATAGTAGTACAAAAAAATTTGGCTACGAATTAATTTATGCTGAAAATAAATTAGGTATTCCATTTAAAATTAAAAAATCTAGTCAGGACGTTTATAAATTTAATAAAACTCCTGTAACTATGGGAAGTTTTGGAGCAGATAAAATATTTTTATTATCTCAAAAATCTGAAATACCAGGAAAGGGTGGAATTAATTTTGATGGCACTTTATATGGTATTACAAATGAACAATATGTCCAAGAGATTATACCAAAAACTTCAAGCATGGTTAGAGGTGAAGAACTAATGCAATTAATTAATATTATTGTTAGATTCTTAACCTCCCACACACACTCATTTCCTGGATTACCACCAGTACCTATTGCTTACGATGGTTCTAGCACAACAGGAATGCTCACAGAACTTCAAAATGCGGCAAATAAAATATTAAATGAGAATATACGAATAAATTGATATTTATCTAAAAAAGATTGATGTCATTACTTAGGTCGTATATTAACAAAAACAACACTATTATCTCTAATTCATATGTTAATACAGGGAGAAATCCGGTGTTACAATTAAATTTTGGTTCGTCCGATTTATTAATACCAAATTACGGATACACAAGATTTATCTTTAATTTAGATTTAGAACTTCTACAGGATAAAATTAATACAGGAGAAATCTCAACAGGGTGTACATCTGCCATGACTCATACTTTACAGATGACAAATACATGTGCATTTGATGAAGAATTATTAAATACCGAAATGTCAGACGGTAGAAGAAGGGCTTCTTCATTTGATTTAATTCTTTTTAGAATACCAAAAACATCTGGAAATACAGGAAATTTTCAATCTTGGGATGAAGGAGTTGGATATGATTTTACAGATACCAACATGAATCAAAATGGTATGTTTGGAAGTTTATACCCGATAAATTATGTTGACCCGAGAAGTTATTCAGATAGACCCTCAAATTGGTATAAAAAAACAAATATCACCGACTGGTCTCAACCAGGAATATATAACAATAAAAATGAGGGCGTAGTTAAATATTCAGGTTTAACCATTATTGATAGACAACATTTTGAATTTGGAAATGAAGATATTAATATGGACATGACCGAAGAAATTAATTCAATCCTATTAGGAACTTTAACAGGTGTTACAGGATGGGGGATAGCGTATGTGCCTGATGTTGAAAACCTCACAGGATTAACCGAATCATACTCTGTAGGGTTTTTCACAAGACATACTCAAACATACTATCAACCTTATCTATTAACCGATTATGATGATTTGATTCAGGATGATAGAAATACATTTGTTAAAAATCAAACGAATAAATTGTTTTTATACATTTATGAAAATGGAGTACCTATTAATTTAGATTCAAAACCATTTGTGAGAATTAATGATAGGTCTGGTGCTTTAGTACCAAACATGGGTTCTTTACAAACATGTTTAAAAACTAAAGGTGTATATGAAGTTGTAATACCAAATGGTTTAACAGGATATACCGCACCATGTCAATTTTATGATATATGGTCAGGTTTAACAATTAATGGACAATCAATACCTAATGTTGAAAATCAATTTACATTAAAACCTTATCAAGCTAAAATACAGATAGGTTCAAACACAAAAGAACCGTCTCAATTTGGTTTTAATTTTTATGGAATATTACAAGACGAAAAAATATTAAATACCGACGTTAGAAAAGTTGGTATTACAATTAAAAAGGCGTACACAACCCAACAATTACTTCAAAATATTGAAGCCTACTATAGAATATACGTTAAAGAAGGTACTACCGAAGTTCAAGTCCAAGATTGGACTAAAGTTAATAGAACACCTAATGAGTATTACTTTATGTTTGATACAAGAGATAAAATTCCAAATCAATATTATGTTGATATGAGAGTGAATATTAGTGGAGAAGAAGATACTTATAAAAAAGAATTAACTTTTCAAATCGTAAATAAAAAATAATGGCGTCATCAATAGTTGTAGGACCCGGTCAAACAAAAATTTCACTTGACCTTAAAACAGGAAATTTAATTATTTTTAATAAACAAAATGTGCCGGTACATATAAAACTAACCGGTAAACCAGGAAATTTTGAAATTAATGTATCAAATTTAGAATTAACTAAAGAAGGTTTAAAAATAACTGGAAGGTCAGGTAGAAGTAAAGTTTTGGATATATCCCGTTTAAATCAATTGATAAACTTTGCAAATAATCCATCTGAAAAAGAATTTGAACTTAAAACAGATGAAAAAATTGGTTTTGTAAGTGTTTCAGTTAAAGCAGTAAAAGTTGAACATAATATAAATGAAAATTATATTAAATTAAAAGAATCGGATTTAAATAGGTTAGTAAAAAAAATAATATCTGAACAAGAAGTTGAAGAAGGTATTTTTGATGATGCTAAAGATTTATATAGAGGTATTAAGGGAGTTAAAAGAGGATATGGTATGGATTACTTTAAAAGTATGAGTAGACTAGAAATCCTTATTAAAAAACTAAAAAAATTGGATATTCCAAACGAAAGTGTGATGAATGAGTTATCTCAGTTAAAGACAAAAGTAACGTCCTTAAACATACCACAGCAAAGAAAAACCGCTTTGATGTCTCTTATTGATAATTCACTTTATCATTTTAAAAAATATTCAACAATTAACGACCAAATTTTAAGCCAAATAAAAACACTAAACTTAGATAGTTGGAAATAATATGAGAAAAATAATAAAATTAAAAGAATCGGACATTACAAGATTAGTTAAGAAAGTTTTAAATGAACAAGAACAGAGTAATTATATGTTCTTCAGTAATTTAGAACAAATAAAAAGACAATGTGAAATGATGTTAGAAATGGACCCTAATAAAATTGATGAAATAATTCAACACGGGCATGATTGGGCTGATGACCATATATCAGAAGCTAAAACAAATATTGACCAAGTGTTTGATTTTTTTAAGAATGAAATGTCAAAAGAATCTGATTATTTGGATTATGAGGATATTAATGAGGGTAGAAAAAAAGCTGGAACTAAACTATGCGAAAGAGGAAAGGCGGCGGCAAAGGCGAAATATAAAGTTTGGCCCTCAGCTTATGGAAATGGGTTCGCCGTACAAGTGTGTCAAGGAAAAATAAAAGGATTAGATGGTAAAAAACATTGTTCAGGGGCATATTGTTAATTTATAGATTATATCTATATTTGCATCATGAAAGTAAACAAACCGTTTAAACCCATATTTAAAATTTATCTTTACTTAAGAGATAAATTTAACCCTAAACCTATAGTATCTGACGAAGAAAAATATGCAGTTGAAATTGCGAAAAATCTAATAAAATTAGAAGATTCTATATTATATATAGCACCTATTTCTAATAAAAGATTTATAAGACACGACAATAAAAATATATACGTTGTTATTGATGTTCGTAATATTTTAATAATAAATCACATATATAGTTATAGTGTTTATATTGAAAGTGATGAACTATATAACACTTTAATTGATTTTTTTAATCAAACATTAGAGAAAAAAAGAGACAATTTTGAGAAAGAAATAAAGAAAAACATACAGCATTCTTTAAAAAATATTTTGGATAATATGAAACCAAATTAAAAACTCTCTTTCAAAACCTTTAAAATCAAATCTCTTAATCCTTCGTTCTTTGGTTTATATGAAACCATTTTAGGTTTGTTTCCTGTACCTAATTTTGAGTGTGATTTTTCCGCTTTTCTTTTTTGAGAACACGCCGATTTCTTTTGTGAATCAGTCATATTTGATGCAACACTTCTTGCCCTACATTTAGGATATCCTTTACTTTCAGCTTCAGGTCTACCACACGGAGGATGACCTCCACCTTCTTTTTTTCTACATATATTAACCCACGGACCTGCAGGTTGTTTACTGCCTTTAGGTTTTTTCTTGGTACCAAACCAAACACCTAAATCTTCTTTAAGAAAACTTTCTTTCATATTAGTAATTTTATTAATAACTTCTTTTGGAGCTTCAATGTCGGCAATATTGCTTCCATCCTCATCATTCTGACCTGTATAAAATTTTTTTAAATACATATCAACCTGAGAAACTTTATTAGTTTTTCTTTCTATTTTTGCTCTTTCGGCAGGACTTTCTTTATAATCACCATCAGCTTCTTCATATGCCAATTCTGCATTCTTATAATGATAAACAGGTTCTGTAAACGGACCTACTTGGTCGTCTTTCCATAGTTGGGGTGCAAGTACTATTGGTACCTTAAATTTACCCGAAGAACCTGAAGTAGTCGCTTCACTAATACTTATTTTTTTCATATATTATAAATATCCAAAAATAATATTATGCAAGAGAAACAACCTAAAGGTTTTTTATTTGAAACAATAGCATATTTTTCAGATGAATCTATTGAAAATATGATTGATAATTTAGATAAAAAAAACGTACCCTACTTATTAACACAAGCTTTGGAATACGCACATTCAAAAAATGTTTTTAATTTGACGGAATCTGAATTACTTTCTAAATGCTTAAGGATAATTAATAAAGAAACTTATTCATATGATGACACAACAGGACAGGAATCAAATAATGTCAAGGATAATTGAATTGGAACTTGAAAATACAAAATTAATATTTGATGGTCATAAACCCATCCACGATGATTTTTTTGAACCTAAAAGACAAGAATTAACATTATTACGTTGTTTGTATTTTGGATACAGTACTAAGTATTGTTCAATAAAAAAAGGGTCTCACGGGACCCTTTTTTAGTAAATAATCTTATCTCCTTTAATAATATTTTCATCACCCCACATAGGTTGAAGATTATTTAATTCCCAACATCTCATAAACTCATTATCACCCACTTCTTGGAACTTAAATGATGTAATGGGTAATCTGTGGTCAACATGCCATTCCCCGTAATTATCCCACGTCATATCCTCTGTGAATTGATTCTCTAAATGAACTACTAACTCGTCAGGGGAATATTTCAAAATATCAAAGTAATGACCATACTTATCCATATTATTTTCCTTTAATACAGTATAAATCGCAGTCCTGAAATTGGCTATGAGTTTATAGATTGGGTCATTGTGTTTACGGGTCTTTTCGTAGTTACGTTTATATTCTCTATGTCTATCAATATTTTTATCTCTCCATTTTTGATGATATTCTTTTAGTTGTTCTTGTTTACCTTCAGACCATTTTTTATGTTTTTGTGATATATATTCTTTATTACCATCTCTCCATTTTTTATCTGCAATTTTTTTACCACCAATAAATCGTCTACCGGATGGTCCCATTTCAACACCATTCTCTTTTAATATTCTTAGAACTGTTGGTTTACTAATTCCTGTTTTTTCAGAAATAGTTTGAGACCCTAATAGTTCCTCATTATACATTTTAAGTATATTTTTTAATTCTTCTTCTGTTGGTATAAATTTCCTCATATAATATAAATATATAACAATTATACCAAAAAATCTTTTATTACAAAAAATTATAAAAAAAAAGGACAATTTCTTGTCCCTTTTAGTGTATTTGTAAAAGATTGATTATCTCAATTCTTTTAAATCAAATGTTCTAACACCATCAACTGTAATTCTGCCATAAAAGCGATTGTTCACCATCTTTTTTGCGTATCTCGTCATAATACCCTTGATTGGTGTAAAGTTAAACGGATTGTACATTGTTGGAGTTAATTGTAGTGGTACATACGGTGCGTAGATGTATCCAGTGTCTAACAAAGAAGTTCCTTTGTGACCCATCAAAACTTGGTTTGCTGGGAAGTAAGGGTCTCTGTAAACTTGATATCTACCAGCAAGTGTACCAACTCTTTCAATACCCATGTTGTACTGGTCTTGCTCAGGAGCTGCGTTTGAAACGTGGAAATACTCCAAGTCATCAAAAATTGCACTGATTTCAGAAGATACAACAATCCAGTTAGCACCACCTCTAAGAGTAGACTTATGGATTTGAGCTGAAATTTGATTGATTGCAGTGATAAGAGTTTGGTTCCAGTCTTTCTGAGTGTAAGGAACTGCGTTAGTACCTAGTCTCTTCCAACCGTTGTAATCCCATCTCAAGTTCCAAGCTGCACCTTTTCTAAGGTCTCTCAAGATTTCTCTATCAATTTCAGCAGCAACTTGTTCAGATAATAAAGCTGTCAATTCAGCTTCAGCGTCAATGTTGTGGAATGCAGCAACGTCTTGTGCCATTTCTGGTGACCATTGTGCTCTTAATTTTCTTTCAGTTACAGAAACTGTTACTGATTGAAGGTCAAAAGAAACCTCACCAATTTTATCTTCAAATTCAAGATTCTTATAGATTCTATAAGTTGCGCCAAATGCACTATTTGCAACTGTAGAAGATGAGAAAGATGAACCTGAATAACCATCAAGAGAATTTTGTCCTACAGTACAAGGTACTTGAAGGTCAACTTCAAGATAGATATTTCCATTAACATCACAAATATTGTCATACTGTCCACCACCTGTTTTTGAATCAGGGAATGTTAATGTAGTGTTGTTGTTACCGTATTGTACAATACCTTTACCATATCTTTGAGTTACAACTCTAAATAGATAAGGATTTGTCGTGTTTGCAGAAGTGTATACGTTACCAGATGCACCATATATAGTCAAATCAGAAAGGAAAGATTCGTTATCTATCGGATTACCATCTGGTCCAATTAACTTACCCGCTCCAGCTGTAGCAAATCCTGACATAATAATCAAAACTTTTCTATAAGAATCAAGAGCGTAAGCCGATTGCTCAAGATTAAGTGTTGTACTATTCCAAGCCGCAGTATATACAGTTGCAGTAATTGCTGAGAACTGACCTTTAGAATAATCAAAAAGACCTGGTGGGTCTAAAGCCGGTTCATTACCTTCATAAAATCTGTCATAAAGGGTTCTTCCACTATTATAGTTATATCCACTATTAGGTGTCTGACCATCAACCATATTTGGAGAACCGTAAGGTGCGTAGTGCTGGTTTGCTGCGTCTGCATAACTTTGAACGTTTGGTACAAAGTAGAACAATTTACCGATAGGTAAATTCATTGCTTGTACTGATACGATGTCGTTAGCCAATAACTTAGAGAAAACTCTTCTGATAATTGGAAAAACTACAGTTTCAAAAGCACCTACATCACCTGTTGATGATGCTTCGTTAATAAGATATGATGCTTGGTTTTCATATAGCTGTGCTACATTTTCTTTCATGTGACCCTTAAGGCTTTCTAAGAAACCTAAGCTGTCCCATTTGTTGATTGTGTCTTCTTTGATAACTTTAAGGTGCTTAAGACCAATATTACCAACAAGACCTGATTCTAATAAAGCTCCCATGTTGTTTGTTTTATTTAATTGTTTATTTATTTTATTATCTAATCTTTGTAATCAAATCTTTAATCCTCAAAAATTGAGGGTTTTCATATGTTTTACTTTCAATTAGAGTTGATGAAGAACCTGTTTGAACACTTTTATTTAATTTGTTACCTACAGTTTCATTCAACGATTTTGTTTCTGTCTTAGACAATTCGTCTTTTACTACTCTATAAAGTCCTTTGGACTCTTTTAAAGTTTCAACATTGTCAAATCTTCTAAGAATGTTTATTTTTTCTTTTTTAGTTGTTGAGTGTTCGGTGAAAAGTCTCGTGGCATATGCAAGATTAGAATTGAAAATTGCAACTTCGTTCAATTTTTCTCTAAAAACATTCAATGCCTTTCTATACTCTTCATTCTTATCTCTCAAAGAACTAACTTCTGTTTCTAATGATTCAAAAGTTAAGTTTCTATTAGGCGTAATTCCTTTTCTAAGACCTCTTGATTTGTCTTTAGAACCGAAACCATAAGTACGTGCCGCCTCTTTAGTCTCAACTTTCTTTTTTAAAGGTTTCATTTTACCTTCCATGTTTTCACCCTCTTTGTATTCAAATTTAGCTTTACCAGTTCCCATAGTTTTAGGTCCTTCTTTTCTGTCTTCTTTAAATCCTTTAGAAGGTCCTTTTTTATAGTTAAACTTAGGTCCGCTACCAATTCCAACACCTTTAGGTTTAACAGACATTTTACTTTCTTTTGTTTCTACTTTTTTTGACTTCTTATGACCATAAGATTCATACATGTCGTGACCTTCCATTTCATCCATGTCATCATATTCATACATTTCATCCATGTCATGGCCGTCCATTTTATCCATGTATTCATACATTTCATCCATGTCATCTTCTTCAGTGAATTCAATTTCATAAACAACGTCTTCATCAGTAGTTTTCATGTTATTACTTGAATCGCCAAAAATTGCATCAATAACATCTTGAGTGTTATTCTCTTCTATTTCTTCGTTGTATTCCATACTTTCATAATTTTCTTCTTCGGATTCACCTAATTTAACAAGATATTCTACATCAGAATCATTATCTGATAAGTGTATGTCATTACCGTCTTTTTTAACAATAATTCCATCTTCTTCACCCATCGCTTTGAATACTTTAAGAATTTCTTCATCAGAAGCATCAGTTAAATCAATTGGTTCTTCCATATCAGAATCATCTTCCATGTCAAAATCATCTTCCATATCAGAATCATCTTCCATGTCAAAATCATCTTCCATATCAGAATCATCTTCCATATCAGAATCATCTTCCATATCAGAATCATCTTCCATATCAGAATCATCTTCCATATCAGAATCCATGCTAAGATTATCATCTGAGATATCATCTACCTCAGAATCTACGTCCAACTCTTCTTGTTCAGATAGAGATTCTTTTACTAATTGGCTGATTTCTTCCTTCATTGTAGAAGCAAGTATTCCTTTTGCATTTTCGGCTATAGCTTCTTCAACATTTTTCATTTGAATTAGAGCCTCTTCAACAAGATTCTTATTTTCTTGCATATTATTTTCTTTAAACAATAAATAGTGTCTTTATTGAAAAAAGATTACTTCTTACATTTATTTTAAATAATAAGCATAAAAAAAGTGGTCAAATTTGACCACTTTAAAAATTATTTTTCAATAACCTCATCTATTTTACTTTCCGAAACCGAAGTTATTCTCCAATCATAAGAAAAAGATTCGTAAACTTTTGTTATTTTAGCTTCTACATCAGTTACACTAAATCCCCTTACAAGTTTTTCTTCTCTAATTTTTTTAATTTTCCCTGAATTATCGTCAGGTAAATCGTAGGTAATTTTTGCTACAAAATATTTTTCGTTCATGTTTATTATTTACCTAAATAATCGGATAATTTTTTCATTAAATCAATAGACTGGTTAATTTTAGGTGATGATGACATCTGAATTTTTTTTTCTTCTTCTAAATTTTCTTCATATTTTTGTCTGTCGTCAACATTGTCAAACAAGTAAGCTCCTGGTGTGGATGGAGAAGAAACCAAATCAAAACAAATTAATTCAAAATCGTCTTGTACTTCATTTCTTTCACCTACCTTCTTTAAAGAACCAACACCCCTTGAGGAAATTCCTAAACTAACTCCTTGTCTTAATAGGTTGGCCGCAATGTCTCCTTTAGTAGTTACAACACCTCTCTCATGAAATCCTGGTGATGTTAATAATTTTAATTTACCCATTAAAATATTTTTGTCCCACCAAATATCGTTTATGATATGAGAAACCCTATCAAGGTCAATCAATGATGATTCAGGGTGATTAAGTTCTGATGTTGATAATCCTTTTTTAATTACGGTTTTATATTTTTCCGCTTCTCTTTTTAAAAGTCTTTCAGGATAAAATCTACCATTTCTATTTGGAGTATCATATTTCTGTAAGACGGCATAAAATTCAAATGGATTACGATAATCAAATTGTTTTTGTTCTAATATTGGTAAGTTAGAATGGTTTCTTGGGTCAATCAATCCGGCATCCATTTCCACTAATATACCATGACCAAGTTCATGAGCTTCAAGTATTCTTAATTTTTTCATCAAATAGTTTTTAAATAAATATTTGATGTAAGTAATAGTTCATCAATTTTACTTTTTAGTTAAAGAAAACTCAAAATAATCATTATTGTTTATATTACTTCTTTGAATATTTTTTACAATAGATTTTATTGAATCTTTAATTTCATTTGATTTAAAGTCTATTTCTTTATCAAGATATAGGTTTATTTCTAAATTAAAAAAAGATTTTTTTCCTGATGAAATTCCACTTGTTCGTAAGTCTAAATCTACTATTGAATTTTTTGTAAAAATTTTTGTATTGATTGAATCAAAGATTGTGTGTTTTAATTCCCTACTTAGATTCCCAACAACCCTATTCCAACTATCTAACTCGTATTTTGGGGATACCCATGATTGTATGTTTATATATAAGGATTTGAGATTTTTGGAGTCTACCGTACCATACACTGATTTAAATGTATTTGATACATTCATTTTTACACTTTTTCCTTTTTTCATTAATTTTCATATTATTAATTGTTTATGTTGTGATAAACATAACATATAATATGTTTGTAGTCAAAAAAAACTAATATCAATATATTTTTAATATATGTTAATAATTGAACTTAAAAATAACGATTCTATTGAAAAAGCGCTAAAGACTCTTAAGTCTAAAGTAATTAAAACAAAACAGCAAAAAATTCTGAATAGTAAAAAAGAATATATAAAAAAATCAATTAAAAATAGAAGTAAATTACTTAAAGCAATTTACATTCAGAGTAAAAAAGATTTTTAAAGTGATTTATTTAATTTTCTAAGTTTTAATAAATTAATTTGATTGAAACTATCTTCTTGAATTTTATTAATTGTGTCTTTTAATTTAACTTTAATATCAGAATCATTTTCAGATTCTATTAAAATTGTCAATTTATTTATTGACTCTTCTTTAATTAAATTGAATTTAGTTTCAAGTTCGGTAGTATCTTCTTTGATAATTTCAAAAAATTCTTTTTTGGACTCCTCATCCAAAGTTTCAAGATAACTATTAATAGTTTGATTGGCTATTTTTACCATACTACTAATTGGTATATTGATATTATCAAGAGTTGGTTTTACAGACTCTTGTATATTCTTAACAAGTTGTTTTCTAATTTGAACCCTTTCAGTTAAATTAATTATATTATTTGTATAAACCAGTTCATCAATAAGTTTATATTTGTTTTCAACTTCTGATTCACCAATTATTTTTGGTAATTTAATTTTTGGTAAGAGTTTTTGAATTAAATAAATCCCCTCAGAAACAAATTCTTTTGCATCTTCTTGATTTAATCCTTGTGATTTTGATAAATCATCATATAAAGAATATATTTTAGATATATCTTTATTATTCAAAATATTATGCCTGAATTCATTTATTGCACGCTTAAAAGATTTTTCATCTTTGTAAGTCTCTAAAAGATTTTTCTCAATTATGGATTTTATTAAACCGAACGTCATATGGGGGTTTGTTTTCAAATAAATATTACGAGTTTAATAACTTATCCAATTCTTTTTCAATTTCTCCCAAAGAATCTTGACCTTGTTCTAAATTAATAAATCTAGAACCCACCAAATAATTATTTTCCACCAATAAATTAAGTCTGTCACTTTGAGACTCAGGTGTTACTTCCGATGTTGTGGTTTCTTCAGGACCAGGTGGAGGTGCTCCTCCTGTTTCAGGTCCTAAAGATGGCTCAGGTGAACCTCCACCAAATCCACCACCCATATCTGGTTCACTTGTAGATGGTGCTGAAGCTCCTCCTGTTGCACCACTCATACCACCATATAATTTATCAATATTGTCAAATATACCTGTTTTTGTAATCACTGTCGGTGTTTGTTTTAATTCTTCACCAAGAGCCCTTTCAAATCTTTGTTGTAACAAATCAGTTCTGATTTCATCATCTGAGAAATTAAATATATGTTTTTTAGCCCACGTTGATGAGGTTGCCGAAATACCATTTCCTGGGTCTGCAACCAAATCTTTATATAATAGTACTTTTTCTTTCCAAACATCAATTTTTAACAAATCCGACTGTGTTGATGGATTTGAAAGACCTAATGTAAAATTTGAAATTTCGTCTTCAAACCCCAATAAAAATAAATGTACAATGGCAATTTTATTTAATTCGGCCAGCATACATTTTTGTATTCTATTAATTGTTCGCGCAAAACGAATATCCTGTAAAGACAGGTTTTTTCCATCTCCAACAACTTCTTCAAACCCCAAAAATGCTTTAGGTACGCGAAGAGCGGTTAATAATTTTTTCTGAATATATTCAATATCGGCAATTTCTGATAAATTTTGAGCACCTGGCAATGTTTCAATTGGTGATGGTGTTGCTGGGTCTCTAACAGGAATAAAGTAATCTTGGTCAACCGCCATCTGATTAAATCTTAAATCAACATTACCTGTTTTTTGGTCCACAACCTGCTGTCTTTTAAATTTATCGGCAACACGGTTTACATATGCTTCAACATCCTCATCATTCATGTTTCCAACAAATACTTTGAAAACTCTTCTTTCGGGTGCTCTTGATGTTCTATAAATCATCATTGCGTCTTCAGAAAGTAATAATTGTTTCCAAATTCTTCTAGCCTTATCAAGCATTGAAGTTCCGTAAGGAAGTTTTCTATCATCCCCTAATAATCTAAAGTGAGCAACTTCCCAAGTTTGGAAAGTCATATTTTTTTGTTTCCATTGGAATGTTAACCCTTTTTTGGCCTCTTTCTTTCCTAAGTCCACTGTTTGAGTATCAGTAGTTCCAATCTCATGTCTCTCTATTTCAATGTTTGGTAATTGTTGACAACCCACAATACCCTTTTCAGGGTCTAATTTTAGATAAATAAAATTATCTCCAAATTTGCAAACATTCCTTGTCCACATTGATAAATTTGTGTTTATATCCAAAGTGTTATTAAACAAGTCAGCTAAAACTGACTTAATTCTTTTTGACTCTGAATATATTTGTAACATATATCCGTCTTCATTTACTGTTGTAGATTCTTCCGAATAAATGTCTAGTGCTGCAGCAATCTCAGGAGTATACTCCATACTTTCGTAATCATAAGTTGCCGAAAGTCTTGTTGGTTCATAATAAATCGCTTGTGAATATAAATTATTTTCAACCTTTGCCCATTGATTTGCAAGGTAATAACTTTGTTGTGCTTGTAACTTTTCTCTTTCGTATTCTGATTTATCTTGAGTTCTTAAAAGTTCTTTTTTGTCAAATTTGAATGTAGGGTAGTCTTGACCCAATAATGAATTAGGTCCGAATGCTTTTCCTAACCTTTGCCAAACCGTTAAATTATTTTCTGCCATGATATAAATTTAGATTTATGTTTGATAATATAAATAGTTATCATTAAAAGAACAACCATCTATATTTTTCATAATCACTTCTACTAGGTCCTTGATTAGGAAAATATTGTCTTTTTGAGTCTGTTTGTGATATCATTGGATTAAAAAACTGCGAAGAATTTTTATTTTCATTTACAGAAACAGACCATGAATCTATCATAGCCTTTGTGTGATTCAAATTTTTAGTTAATTGTTGGAATGATTTTTCGGCCACATAGGTTGCCATTGATAATCCCATAATACAATCATCATGGTGTCCTTTTTGATGGTCTGGTCTTCCGTTAATATAAACAAAAGTATTCATTTCGTTATATAATCTATGAGACCTAACCTTAAATCCATGTCTTACCGACTCTTCAAAAGATGCAATAATTTGAACACGTTTACTATTAAAATTAATTCCTGGTATTTTCTCATTTATCTTTGGGTCCCATTTCCATTTATTTGAAGTATCAGTAGTATTATCAATGTATAATCCCTTATAGTTAAGTTCTTGTAATTTTCTTGCAGTTGCAACTCCCATTCCTCCTGTTAAATCAACAACACAAAACGCATCATACATTGTACCCCACTTATATGCAATTTCGGCAACAACGTCAGGAGGGACTTTGGCGACGTATTCAAGAACTTGTTCATTCTCATCAAAGTCTATTATCTCAATACAAGAAAAATCTTCAGAATCACCTCTTGACACATCCACACCCATAACGTATTTATGTCCAACTATAGGTTCTTTCCATATCCATAACGCATTACCCATAAGTTTTGCACCAGGTTCTTGTAAAGTATTTTGAGCAATACTTTGTAGTATTTCAGATTCAAATACATTATCACCTGAACCTAAGAAATTACACTCCAACTCCTGAGCCACTTTTCTCCTATCGTATTTGAGTTTTTTAACCATCCCTTCAAACCACGCAGAACAAGGTTTATATCCTTGTTTAATGTATTCTGTAACGATAGAATGGTCCCTTTCGTATGGATTATCTACAGGTAAATTAATTACCACATCAGTAGAATATTCTTCTCTATTAAGTAAGAAATGAACCAAATCATTTGTTTTAACCATATACAAATCTCTTGTATATCTTGGGTCACGATACCAAAACATTTCAGATATTTTAAAATCATTCATGTTTCTTAATGCTTGGTCATAAATTTCATAATAAATTGGGTCATATCCGTTAGGTGTAGATACCACAATAACTTTACCCCCTGTTGAAAGTGATGCCATACACGCAGACCAGAAATCTCCGTCCGCATCAATGAACGCCGCCTCATCAAAAATAAGAATGGTGGGAGTATATCCCCTCAAGGCATCTTTTGATGTTGCAACCGCTTTAACTTCACAATCATTAGTTAACTTAAAATGTCTTTGTGCGTTTTTTTCTTGTGAAAATCCTACACCTACCCAAGTAGGCCATTGTTCAGTAAAAGACCTAATCTTATTTGCCATCTCAACAGAGGTATCTAATTTGTTGGCAATAATTAGAATTTTTTCAGGTTTTTGTTTTTTTGCAAAAACTAATTTTTTTGATGCCCATGCCGCGGTTACTGTGGATACCCCGGCTTGTCTATATTTTAATGCAATATTTTCATTGAACTTTTCATAGTCTTCAATAAGACTAACTTGGTCTGGAAATAAGTCCAATGGTACGTATTTTGATACCGTATTATCGTATGTCTGTAAATAAGTACGAAGTGCATATGGAGTATTTCTCATGCACTTCGTAACTTCTATTATTAATTGTTCTTTTGTCAAAATAATTATTCTCTTGAGATACCCATACTAGATAGGAAATCGTCCAAGTCATCATCATTCAAATCATCAGAGTCATCACTAGTATTACCTTGTTTTTTATTGGTATTACCTTGTTGTTTTTTGTATTCTTCATACTCTCTTTTGAGTGTTTGAGCTTCTTTCATGATTTCTTCAAATCTAGCAGTGGCTATTTTATTTTTTTCTGGTCTGGTATCAATCACATCTGCAATAATTCCTAAAAGTTCTTTCGCTTCTATTTTGAAAAGCTCTATTTCAAACCAATTTATCAAACCTTTGTTTGATGGGTCAAATATTGCGTCAGGCATTGCCATTCTGAGCTTTTCTTGTACTCCAGGGCCAACTATCAATTGCATTGGTTCGTTTGATAATAAATCAGTTTGACCTAACACTTTTCTAGCCATTTCTGTGTCTTTAGGATATCCATGTCTTGCATTCACCGATTTAATACCTTTTATTATCTCATGGCAAAGTATTGGAAAAATCATACCATAAGCTTTAATTGTAGTATCGGCACTATCTTCTCCACCCTCATCTCCACCCTCATCTTCGCCTTCATCGTCTCCACCATCTAATTCAACTTTACCGGCAACACCTTGTCCTGTTTGACTCATCATTTCAATCATTTGTTCCATTGTGAAATAGAAAAAATCATTGATTGACATTATCTTATTATAAAGAGGGTATAGTTGGGGGTCAATAGAATCTAACTCTCCTTTTACTTCAGGTTTTTTGAAAACATAGTGGCCTTTTTTAGCGGCTCCCTGAACAAGTGCGTTAATAATATTTCTCTTATGTTTTTCTAACTCAAATTGTTCCTGAGGAGTTAAATCTTCAATATCAAATGATGGAATTTCTAATTTTTGTTTTTCTTCCTCATCTTCTTCATCTTCGTCTTCTTCAGGTTGATACCTAAAATTAGAAGTATCAATCGGTGTTTCATTTAAAAACATTTCTAAATTAACCCAAGATTCGTCAAATTCTGTTTCATCAAAACATATTCTTTTGGCAAGTTCTTTTAATTCTTCTTTGTGTCTGCTCTCACGTCTCATTACATCGTAAGTGGCATTCATCATTTCACCCATTAACATTTGTTTAACGTTAGCTGGAGACAAGTCATTAATACCTGTAACTTGTTTCAAAGCGTCAACAACGTCACCAAATCTTTTAGAAACTAATCTCTGCACATCTTCCGAACCTTTTCTCATTGCCGGATTAGAAGAATATATGTCTTGACCAGACATTAATTTTCTTTCAAGGTTAGGGTCCATTCTTTCACGTCTACCACCGTAATCTATTTGTTCTTTTATTTTTCTCATTTTTTTAACATTTTCATTATTGTGTCAATTATTTTTTCCTTAGCTTCTTCAGGGTTAATATTCTTAGCCTTAGGGGCTTCTTTAACTCCGGGATTTGGATTTTTTCCAGGGCGTAAAGGAGTTTTTACCGGTGATGGTGGTTGCTTAGTTCCTGGTTTTGTTTTTGGACCAGCAGGGGCTGTAGTAGGAGAATTTTCGGAAACTTCTTTATTTTTTTTATTTGCTTTAGGAGCTTCTTTAACTCCCGGATTTGGATTTTTTCCAGGACGTAAAGGAGTTTTTACCGGTGATGGTGGTTGTTTGGTTCCTGGTTTTGTTTTAGGTTCTTTAACAGGTGCTGTTGCGGGATTTTGTTCTGACAAATATTGAACTAAATCTTGTTTAGTAATTCTTGGAGGTAAATGAGATTCAACTATTTGCATAATTTTGTTTTCTAAAAACAAAGATATTGGATTTTTACCTTCTTTCAAAGATTTTTTAACTTGTTTAACACAACTTTCAAATTTTGCGTTTTTTCTTGGACCTAATTGTTTGCGACAAATTGCATATGGATTGTTTTTATTGTCATCATTTTCTTTAACTTCTTCAGTAGGAGTTGCTTTAATTCCTGTAGATGTTTGTTGTATATTCATCCCTTTAGGGGCTGGAGGTAACTTAACTCCTTTTTTAACATCATCTGTTGGTACGTTATAAGAGGTTGTGGTACTTTGTGTCATTGCTTCCACTACCATTCTATTATGTAATGTACTAATCTGTGATTCTGTTAATTTTAAAACGGTTTTAGATGATAAACCCATTTCAATTAGTTCTAGAGATTTTTTGTTAATTTTCATATATCATTTTTTTTTTCAAATTCAAGAATTAAATCTTTCTCGTATAATTTATCTTTTATTGTTTTTTCTTCTTCTCCAAATTTAAAAACAATTCTTTTTGAATTATTTGATTCATCTGTTTCCCATGCTAATGCAATTATATCATCCATTGCGTCCATCATAGAAAAAAAATCTGAATTTTGAATTAACTCTAATTTTATATCTGTGTTTTTCAAAATTCCAACTTTTTTAATATATTTTAATTCAGGAGGATTTGGATACGAATTACATGGTTTACTTTCCCATAATTCGCCCCAAACTTCTAAAGAATCTGAGAATATGAATTCATACATATTATCGCCTTTATAATTTGGTCCTAACCCATTTATATATATCAAATAACTCATATTACAAATCCCTCAGGTGTTATTTTAAATTGACCTGTTTTACCTTCAAAAACTAAGTTTTTCTTGTTTGTTTTTCCTAAAAAATTAAAATTTGAATTTTCTTCTAAAAATTTTTGAGAAGACAATTCTTGTTCTATAGTCTCACTCATTTTTTTAACAGAATCCATTTTATTTTTTATATTAGATTTTTTGGCAACTTTTTTTTGATTTGAAATTCTTTTTTCTGACTCACTAATTTCAAAATACTTTGAAAGTACTTTATCAATTTTAGATTCACCAAAAATGTGGTCTAAAATTGCTCCGTGGCCATAATCTTCTTCCATTTCAGATTCAACAGGAACATCCATATCAGCTTGAACATCTTCAACTTCAGAATCCCCCGTAATATCTTCATCACTCATATCCATATCGTCATCACCCATATCCATGTCCTCATCTGATTCAAATTTAGAAAGAATATCTTCTTTATCTTCTTCAGACAAATTAGCCAAATCAACTGAAGACAATACCATGTTTATTACATATTTTATGTTTTCAGATGTTAGACCCTTGTCACCTTCATATTCTCTTATTTTTTGAGTTAACTTTCCTGTTAACTTTTGAATCATTTTAAAAGTAACTTCATCTGATGTCATTCCATTATTCATTCCACCCATTTCATCATCTGAAGGCATTTCATCATCTAAAGGCATTTCATCATCCATTCCTACCATTTCATTATCTGAAGGCATTTCTTCTGAAGGTACTCCAGATTCAGGTGAAGGTGGTAATTCGGGTGAAGGAACTGCCGGAGGTGCTGCTGGCGGTGCAGGAACATCGTCCATTTCAGGCTCAGCCGGAGTTGGTCTTTTTAAAACAAATTTCTTTTGTTCTCCAAATAGGCTAGTACCTTCTTCGGTTTCTGTTAAACGATTAATTTCTTTTGACATTAAATTTAATCTTTTTAACGCCTGAGAATATGAAGAATAATACTTTCTATTCTTCATAGGCTCAATATAATCTGTTTTAGATTCTGAAATGGTTTTTTTTATGATATATCCTGATTTTTCTTTTACAATTTGATATTCATTTCCATCAGAAAATCCAATTGAAAATTCGGTTGTACTATGTTCATTAAGATTAACAGGGACAACTTCATTATATCTGGCAATCTCCATTATTCTTTTAATTTTATCTTGACCTGTTAATTTTTCGCTTCCTATTGGTTTTAAGTCTGCCATATTATTATAATTTTTTTTATTTTTAGTTATTTAATCCATTAAATCCACCCAATTTCACGGCACTTAAGTCAATTACCCAACCTCTAGTTCCCTCAACGTAAGCCTGAGGATGTGGAACATTTCCCAAAGTTGCATCCCATGTACCACCACTATAGCTACCTTCCATCTGATTTGTATATTCATATTGTACGTTAACGTAGGTTGTACCTATACTAGTTTGACTTGGTGTTATCGTTGGTGTTGGTGTTGGAGTTGCGGTCTTTGTTGGTGTTGGAGTTGAGGTCTTTGTTGGTGTTGGGGTGTTAGTTGATGTAACTGTAGGTGTTACTGTTGTTGTTGGTGTAACTGTAGGTGTTACTGTTGTTGTTGGTGTAACTGTAGGTGTTACTGTTCTTGTTGGTGTAATACTTGGTGTAATACTTGGTGTAGGAGTTACTGTTCTTGTTGGTGTTATACTTGGTGTTATACTTGGTGTTGGGGTATTAGTTGCTGTAACTGTAGGTGTTACTGTTCTTGTTGGTGTAATACTTGGTGTAATACTTGGTGTAATACTTGGTGTAATACTTGGTGTGGGAGTTAATGTTCTTGTTGGTGTTATAGTTGGTGTACTAGTTGTAGTTACAGTTGGCGTTGGAGTTGGAGTTCTCGTTGTTGTAGGAGTAATTGTAGGAGTAATTGTAGGAGTTGGTGTTGGTGTCGGAGTTGGGTTTGCGGCCAAACAAGTTTGACAATCTCCATAATTCGTACCTAAAGGACCCGAAACTTCGTCAACTCCTGTTGAAGGTTCTGCTGTGTCCACAATTTCATAACAACCTTTAGCGGTTGCTCCTGTGAAATTAAGATAATAATTACCACCGACTACTGGAAGAGTAGTAGAACTGAATTCTATATTCAATGCTGACCCTCCAGCACAAGGGGCGACGAGATATGTGACTAAAGCCATTTTATTTTTTCTTTATAAATATATGATTAAAGAGAATAATTTAAGTTTATCTTGAGTCTGTTTAATATTTAGATAGAACTGGTTCAGTAAATTTTGATATTCCTCTAACCAATTGTTTTAATTTTGATTCATAGTTTTCACCTGACGCATATCTATGTCCTGAACTATTTACAAAATTATTTAACAAATCCTCAGGTTTTTTATTTGTCAAATATTTTCTGGTTATTAAATCGTAGTATAAACAAACACCATCTCTAACCGATGTTTGATAACTATTTGACCCGGTATCAACATTACCAACATTAAAAGGATTTTTAGTTTTTCTTGGTCTTACATTTGGGTCAGTTGATAAACCTCCCTCTAATGATAATTGAGCTAAAGCCAATTCAGGTGGAACATATCCTTTTGATAGATGTAGTTTAGCACATCTTGCCATCATATCTCCTGTCACACCTGCACTACTATTTCTTGAATCAATAAAAGACTGACAAATATCTCTATACGAGCTATACCCTTGTTCAGTTGTTAAGTCCAAATAGGTAAAATCACCAACTGTACCGTATTGCTCTATTTTGGTACTAATGTCTGAATCTTTAAAACGATTAATCACTAGTAAAGAAATTAATGTTTTAACAAAATCAGTATTAACAACACCTGTTACTGATAAATTATTTGCTTTTTGAAAATTTTCAACAGATTTTTTTGTTTCAGGTCCAAATTTACCATCAACCCCCCATTTAGGTAATTTAAATTTAAGAAACTCTAATCCTTTTTGTATTAGTCTAACAATTTCAGAATAAGGTATTTTTTGACCTGGGGTGTATTCGTATTTTAATCTATCATCGGCAAAATCTTTAAGGTCTTTCAGATATTCTGAATCATTAAATATTTTTAAAATGTCGTCTTTGGTTGAAATGATTTGTTCTTGTATATTTCTCTCAACAGATAATTCTTTATCTATATTTTTATTTAAAGCGTCAAATAGTTTTTCAATATGTCCTGACCTTCTTAAAAATTTAAAGACCAAATTTTCATAAGATAATTCACCTTCTTTATCCAATCCAGACTTTCTATATTCTTTAAGTTTAGACTTTAAAGTTTCTAGTTTCTTACCATCTCTATCTTTAGAATTTGAAATAGTTTTTTCTATTTTTTCAATCCAACAATCTATTTTTTGAACAAGGATTTTTTTATCAATATCGGGAGATTCTTTTTTTGGTTTATGCAACCACTCATCATTAATTATTGAATATACTCCAGAACTTGTGTGTTCTTCTTCTGAATCTTGAGCATATAACTCAACATCATATCCATAAATTTTGATGTCATGAGATTCATTAAATATGAATTTTCTTGCATCAAATAGTTCTTTATGAACTTTATCCTTTTTACCGAATTGTTTAAAATCAATTATAATGTGTAAATCAAAATCAGAATATTCAGACCAATTATAGTTGGATAAAGACCCCGTTAAAATAATATCATCAACAAAAATATCTTCACCCAAATAATCAATAAATTTTTCGGCAATTTTCATCAAGGCACTTTTCACCTTGGACTTCATTTTTGAAGTTTCTACATCATCGGGATTATCCCAAATCTTAGGATTTAGAGTATCTTGTAACGAAAAGCTTTTTAGTATTTTAGTAAATTCTCCCATGACATATAAATACCCAAAAAATCAGAGTTTTTTATATTTGAAATTTTTTGAAATTTCTGTTGTGAAAAATTTACCCTGAGATTCTGATTTTCTGAATTTAGTATAGATTTGGTGGGGAACCTCATCGTATTCGTACTTTAAATTGTTATTAAATTCTATAACCAATTTTTTTGTCTCGGTGTCGTATTCTGTCTTCTTAATGTTTGAAGATTTAATTTCGTTAATTATCTTCGTCCCTCTTATTTCTTCTCTTGTTATTGCCATTTTTTAAAGGTGTTAATTCATCAATTTTAGTAAGAAATGGGCGTAAGTAATTATTAAATTCTTGTTGGGTAATATCGAGACCTAAATCACTAATATTTTGAAAAATTTTTACCATATTATAGCGAAAATCACCTCTTAATTCCATCATTTCGGTACCATAATACGGTGGGTTTTCCAAATCTGACTGAGTCCATTCATTTAATTGAAACCATCTCCTTAATTTAAGATATACTTCAAGAATAGGTTTAATTGCGTCGGTTTTTTCAATATATTTTTGCCACATCTTCATAATTATAAATATGCAAATACAAGAATTAGGTACTAAAGAAAAAGAAATGTTCGGTAGTGGTATTGAACATACCATTTATGCGTCAAAAAGTAATCCAAATGTTATTTTTAAAGTAGGTCACAAAGATACTGTGGATGAATGGTTTGAAGTGTTCAAATCTAATCCTGAAATTTTTCCAAAAGTTTTTAGGGCAGGTAAAATGCAGGATGAGGACATATATTATGTTGAGTTAGAAAAATTGGATACCAAGAAATTTGAGAATGATTGGGATGATTTAGAATTGGCAATGGAAGATGTTGGGGTACTTGATGTTGATACGGGCGAAAGTTTTGTTGATTTATATATGAATAATGGTTCAAACTCGTCCGTATTTGTTGAAGTAGGTAAAAAATTGGCCAAACATGATAAAGAAGTTTATAATTTTTTCATAGAGTTTTTAACTGTGATTAAAAATTGTGAAAGGGCGATACTAAAAGTTAAAGGAAAAGACACAATTGTTGATGCTCACAAATATAACTTTGGTTACGGGTCAGATGGAAAAATTAAATGTTTAGATTTATAAAAAAACCCTCCATTACGGAGGGTTTTGTTTTACATAAGGTTAATCCTATTTTTCTTTTTTTGGGCTTCTTTTTTGAAACTTGGGATATACACGGTAAGAATTCCGTCTTCTACTGTTGCCTCCAATGTTGAAGATTCATAAAGATTATTAAGTTCAATTCTACGATTAATCTTTTTTTCTTTTTCTTCACCATTCATTTTATACTTTCTGATACCCTCAATTACAAGTTCAGAACCTTCAATTAGAACATCTAAATTAGTCTTGTTAAATCCGGGAACCTCAAAGTGAAGATATGCACCATCTTTCACAGTATTAATCTCGTAGTCTTCAATTTTTTCATTTTTACTTGTAGGAACAATTCTGTATGTTTTATACGTACTGCTAGTAGTACCGTTTGGATTAAATAATTGTTCAAACATTCTGTCTAAATCTTCATAATAATTCATAATAGTTTTTTTTTTTTTAATTTATTTATTTTACGTAAATAAGTCAAACAAAATGCCATTAAATTTATTACGACATATTGTCATATAAAATATATACATACTGACATATAGTCATATAAAAATATTTTTTCCTGCAAATTTGACAATTTGTTTGTTAGTGTCCAAAAATTGATGGATATTTGTGTCTGAAATCAATAAACCAAAAAAATCATAAAATATGAACGAACTAATGGATGACGATGATATGAAAACAAGTAAGAAACAGAAACAGAACGATAGTCCAACCCCTGTATTGGATAACTTTAGTAGAGACCTAATTAAGCTTGCCGAAATGGGTAAACTTGACCCTGTGGTAGGTAGAGAACGAGAGATTATTCGTATTGCCCAAATCCTATCTCGTAGGAAGAAAAATAACCCTATTATTATCGGAGAACCTGGTTGTGGTAAGACCGCAATTGTTGAAGGTTTGGCCATGAAAATTTTTAATGGTGATTGTCCTCGTAATTTGGTTGATAAACGAATTGTTGCACTTGATTTGACTTCAGTTGTTGCCGGTACAAAATATCGTGGTCAATTTGAAGAAAGAATGAAGGTTATTATGGAAGAGTTGGCTGCAAATCCAAGTATCATCATATTCATTGATGAAATCCATACCCTTGTTGGTTCCGGTAATGCCGCAGGTTCTATGGACGGCTCAAACATTTTTAAACCAGCCTTGGCTCGTGGAGAACTCCAATGTATCGGAGCAACTACTTTGGATGAGTATCGTAAATCTTTTGAAAAAGACGGAGCCCTTGAACGTAGATTCCAAAAAGTTACGGTTGAGCCATCAACTATTGCAGAAACAATTGAAATCTTGAATAATGTTAGGGATAAATATGAGGCCTTCCATAAGGTAACTTATAGTAATGAAGTCATTGAAGCCTGTGTAAAACTTGCTGATAGATACATTACCGATAGGGAGTTTCCTGATAAAGCGCTTGATATTATGGATGAAGTTGGGGCTCGTATGCAAACCGAACTCAAAGTTCCTGAGGCCATTGAAGACCTAAAAAAGAAAGCTTCTGAATTGAGGCTGATGAAAATGGAAGTCGTAAAGAAACAGAATTACGAACAAGCCGCTGAACTTAGGGATAAGGAAAAGAAATTGGTTACCAAACTTGAATCAGAAAAGAAGAAGTTTGAAGACCAAATGCAAAAAGACAAACAAGTCATAAACCTTACAGATGTTTATGATGTTGTATCTAACATGACCAAAATACCGGTAAATAAAATGAGTGTTGATGATACAAAATCTTTGATAAATCTTGATAAACAAATGATTGGTAGGATTATCGGTCAAGATGAGGCGGTTATTAAAATTGTTAAATCTATCAAGAGAAACAGACTTGGTATCAAAGACCCAAATCGTCCAATCGGTTCATTTATTTTCTTGGGTTCAACGGGTGTTGGTAAAACTCACTTGGCTAAAACTTTGGCAAAAGAAATGTTTGGAAGTGAAGAATCACTTATTCGTGTAGATATGTGTGAATACCAAGAAAAACATACCATTTCAAAATTGGTTGGAGCTCCTCCAGGTTATGTCGGATATGATGAAGGTGGTCAACTTACCGAAAAGGTTAAAAACAAACCTTACTCTGTAATTCTTTTTGATGAGGTTGAGAAAGCACACAAAGATATCTTCTCAATTCTCCTTCAAATCATGGATGATGGATTTGTTACCGATAGTTTAGGTAGAAAGATTAACTTCAAAAACACCTTAATCATCCTTACATCAAATCTCGGAGTTAAGAAATTCCAAGAGTTCGGAGTCGGTATTGGATTTGGTTCAAATTCATACTCAAATGAGGAAGCCAAAAAACAAATGTTAATGAAGGAGATGAAAAACTTCTTTGCACCTGAATTCTTGAACAGGATTGATGATACAATAATGTTTAACACTTTGTCTGAAGAAGACATCAAGAAAATCACAAGACTTGAACTTGATAGGTTAATGGCTCGTTTAGTTGAGATGAAATACAAAATCACTTATGAAGAGACTCTTGTTGATTATATCTCCAAGATTGGATATGATGCAACCTACGGAGCAAGACCGATGAAAAGAGCAATCCAAGACAAAGTTGAGGACTTCTTGTCGGAGGAGGTTCTTACAGGTAGAATGATTGAAGGTAAAACCTACAACATACTTGTTGACAATGAGGAAGTTAAAATAGTGAAGAAGGGTAGATAAAACATGGGGGTCAATTGACCCCCTTTTTTTGGGGCATAAAAAAAGGGAGAAAAACTCCCTTTTTTTTAATCCCATAAACCATATCTCATTTGAGCTTTTTGTTTCTCCTTATAGTGTAAGGTATATCCCAAACTCTCAATCATTTCACGACCCATTTTAATTCCATTATATACATCTTCAGGAATTACATATTCATTACGGGTATGATAGTTGTAATAACCAATTGAGAAATTAATACAAGCAAAATTATATAGATTACGAAGAGCCCAAACATCTGTGTAAGGGTGGGTCATATAGTCCATATCTTTAACCACCATATTCTCAGTAAGAACCTTATCTATTTTGGTGAAAAACTCACTTTCTCTATCAAAAAGTTTGGAACCAAAACATTTTTCAGTAATCATCCAATTCTCAGGTGCATCAAATTGGATTCCGTATCCGACATTTGAGAAAAACTCATCATCCGCATCTTTTGAACCGTGGCAACCAGTTTCTTCAGATACGAAAAAAGCGGCCTTTAAAAATGGGAGTTCTTTTAGTAGAGTAAGACATGCGAAAACACCACATTTATCATCACCACCGATACCTGTTGGTTTGCCTTCGTTATTAATTGCGAGTAGAGCGTCTTTTACATCACCCTGAGCATTAGGTAATTTACCTTCAATAACATTAATTGAATCAATGGCATGAACCGTGTCGGTGTGTGAAATAACACATGGGTAATAAAAATCCTGAGGTAAATCACTTCCATCATGTTTTGTGGCATAAACATTGTTATTCGTATCCACAAAATACTCAATGTTATTTTTTTCCAAAAAAGTTGTGATGAAGTCCACCATTAATCCTTCGTTGTAAGTTACGGTGGGTACGCTTAGAACCTGTTTTAGAAAATTTAAGTCTGACATTATAAAATAATTTCCACAAATATAGGAAAAAATTTTCTAATCCTCATGAAAAATACTAAATAATTCTGGTTGATATAAAAATTTATTAAAGTTTTCTTCAGAAAAAGAATGGGTTTTACCCCAAACTGACTTATCTTTTAGATTTAAATCAACTACTATCGATAATGTATCTTGGTTAATTTTTTTTATTCTAAAAATAATATTATCATCTTTAGGAGTTGAATACCAAGTATTTAGTTTATATTTTGATGTAATTTCTTCGTATAATTTAAAATATCCTTGCAAATTCTCGTCTTCAGATAGAGTATCAAATATTTTATCTAATTGAGTTTCAAATTCATTATTGAGCATATCTGTATCTACCTTACCTTCGTATTCATAATAATTTTCACCCCATCCTCCAATATTTTCTCCTCTACCAGGTTTTAAAACAATTTCTAATAAAGTTTTTAAATCGGCATACCTATTTCCTGTTATTGAATACAAATAAATTAAATCTGAAATAGCAATTGATAACCTATCGTATTTTCTAACCAGAGTGAATTCTTTACTTTTTAAGTACGTTTCAATCTCATGAGTAATTTCAGTTCTGGCATGTTCAGATGATTTTTCGTTAAATTCATCAATATATGCCCAATTCATCCTATCAAGTTGACTATCAAAAGGTTCATCTAATTTTTTATAAAGTTCACCCATAAAACTTTCGGAATTTGTATCAAATTCCCTATCGGGCATAACAATTTGTGAGATTTCTCTTAACTTATTTGTATTTGAATCGTTAAACCAACGAAAAATTCCATATCCTTCTTTGTTATCCTCCCACATTCTATCTGAATCTGTGAATTCATAATCTCTTGACTCTATGATATTAAGGAACCAAATATCATCATCATTAAAATCCAATATTTTATATAAGTCCTCATCTTCTTCAAAACTTAATACTATTTTTGAATCACCGGGACTTTTTCTATTTTGTATTACGTCATAAATTAAATCATCAGAATTTACTAATGTAGTTACGTCTATATTTCCTTTTGCATATTGTCTAAGTTTTTTGAAAACATCGCTACCTGTGATATCATTTAAAACTTTTCTTGCGGTAGGGGCTAATTTGAATAAGTTATCAATATCATTTTTTGAAAGTCCTGTATCACCATCTTTGGTTCTATAAAAACTATCTTTTTCATTAGTTTTTTTATTAATTATATAATATATTTTACCACCAGACGCTAATTTTCTTTCAAAATCTTTAGTACCCTGATAACCATCATAATGCCATGGGGTATTTTTTCCATAATAACTATTAGCCTCAATTGTTAAAGGACTAACAATTAAAACATTATCGTCTTCAAAAAGTTTTTCAACTTGGTCTTTAGGGTCTTGAATTTGTTCCTCATCCATAATGAAATAAATACTTTTAAATTTGTTTATGTATTTATCTATTCTTACCTTTGTAATGTTCTTTGAAAATATGGGGGTGACAGGTATTGATTTCAGGTATCAGGGATAAGTCGCAAGTAGTCGGATGTCACATACGACTTTAATCATTGGTGGTAAAGATAACAGGCAAAACTTTTGCTAAAATGGCTGCTCTTGGTTTGACCAGAGAAGCTGTTGTTGTTGCTGCATAATTGTAGAGAACAACTACGAGTCGGTTAGGACATATACTCAGGAACAGGAGTCCGTTATGGGGGTCACAGGTCAGAGCTCCCTTAAATAATTCTGAGACCAAGTTATTTGTAGATTTGTTTCTCACTTACATCAAATCTAATATTTCGGAACATTTAGAACAAATGTTGAACTAAACTTGTAGTGACTTATTGCTGAACAGGAAAGACGCGGGTTAAATCGAGCCCCTTTCAGTAGGAATACTGATTGAAAAATCGGATGAATTCAGGGAAAACTCCAATTACGGAACAATCCTGAGCCAAGCTTCGTAGGAAGAAGAAGGTGCAGAGACTAATGGGTGATAGACGCTTCTATCGTAAAACCATCAAGAGCGTCCGACATCTAAAAAAGATGATGAGATAGTCCAAAAATGTCGATTCCCGCCACCTCCACTTAACTAAAACCCCCTTAATTGGGGGTTTTTTTATATTCAACAATAATTTGGAGTAGTTCCTCAACCATTTCATCCGACATAGTATTTTTCATCCAATTCATTGCTCTTGACACCCACCTAATATTTCCTTTAATATATCCTTTAGAATTATCAATTCTATCTAAAGATGCCGTATATATTGGATTTTTATTTATTTTAGTGTAAGATGATAAATTTAATTTAACTCCACTAAATTCACAAATACCATCTTGTTTTTTCCATTGTTCATTTAAATCATCAATAGTTACGTCAATATCATGATACCTTTTTTTCATATTTCTATAATGGTATCTAAACTTAGTATATCCGTCTAAGCGGTTACTTGAATGTTGTGAAATGTCATAATTATTTTTTCTGTCACCAAAATTTTTAGCATTATTTTTTCCGACACAAGTTCTACTACAAAAATTAGGTCTATTTAATTTTTCATTTCTTCTAATTTCCGTCAATGGTTTTTCAAACTCAATACCACAATTTTTACAGGTACATTTACCCATTTTATGTTTTATTTTCCTTTTGTTCATATTTATAAATATATGGAGATGATAAAAAAAATATGGAGGTGGTTAGTTTTTTTAAAAATATTTATTATCTTTGTATTCTAAACAGACAACGACGGTGGTGGAACCCCACGGTATATGAATCCCAAATAGGCCGTCTTGATTCGCGATATTAAAGCGGTGAGGGTAGAGTCATTATAAGTACCGGGAGTAATTAACCCATTTACGAAAATATGACCGCCGAGTAAAATTGGTTATGATGTACAAACGGGTACGAAAAGTCTGTTTTTTTTATTTTGGCCTCGTCGTCTAATGGTTAGGACGCTACCCTTTCACGGTAGAGATTTCGGTTCGACTCCGTGCAAGGCTACATGAAGTTAATATTGATTTTTCTTTTGTCGGTGATTACACCGGTAAAAGACAGTGCAACGCATTTAGGAGTATATAATGAAATACTTGAGCAGGGTCTTGAATTTCCTGATATTGTATTTGCTCAAGCGGTTCTTGAGTCGGGTGGATTTACCAGTAGGTTAACCCAAAAAAATAACAATATTTTTGGTATGCGAAATCCTATGAAAAGAACAACAACTTCTGTTGGTTCTTTTCATGGATACGCAATTTACAACTCTTGGAGGGAAAGTATTGAAGATTATTATTTGTTCCAAAAAATGTTGTTTTCAACTCATAAATTTACAAGGGCATCATATTTGAACTATTTAGACAAATACTATTCAACAACTAAGGGTTATAAAAATATGGTGTTAAAAATTATTAAAAGTAATAAAACTTTATTATATCCTCCTCCGTCAGATAGAAATGATGGGTCGCTAAATAATAGTTTTGTAACACCATAAATTTAATAATTTATTAAAACGAAAGTCGGTTTCATTCCATATTTATCAGAATGAAAATCAATGAGTTATTAACTATTGTAATACCTTGTAAAAATGAATCTGAAGTCATAAGTACTACTTTGGATTTACTTAACAAACAAAAACATATCTCAAATACAAGAGTTATTATCTGTGATAACTCTACCGATAACACAAAAGAAGTAGTTCTATCAAAAAAATACGAAAATATTAATATAGAATTTACTCAAGGAGGTGTTCCGTCTATTGCAAGGAATAACGGAGCAATTTTATCAGAAACAAAATATATCTTATTTTTAGATGCTGATATATTTTTAACAGATACCAATACAACACATAATATTTTAAAAATAATTGAGGGTGGTGATTTAGAGTTAGTAACTGCTAAATTTAGATGTAGAGGAAAATATTCATACGTATATCCAATATTTGAGTTTTTTAGAGATTGGACTATGAATCATTTTCCATTTGTTTTAGGTGGATTTATGTTGTTTAATAGAAACAAGTTTTTTGAGCTTGGTGGATTCAATTCTAAAGTTCTATTTGCCGAGGACTATGATTTAAGTAGTAAAATACATCCTGATAAAATTTTCATTTCTAATCATAAAGTTTATACAACAGATAGAAGATTAAAGAAAAAAGGTCTTTTATATATGATTAAAATGATGTTTCTTTCTATGTTAAATAAAAATAATCCTGCCTTCTTTGAAAAAGACCACAATTATTGGAAATGAAAAAATATCAATATGTTATTGTTTCTGATTTACATTTAGGAACTAAGGATAGTAAATGTAATGAGTTTTTAGAGTTTTTAGAACAACATCCGTGCGATACTTTAGTATTGAATGGTGATATAGTTGATGCTTGGGCATTAAATAGGGGTAGCAAGTGGAAGAAAAAACACACCAAAGTAATTTCTAAAATTTTAACAATGTCAAATGACACAAATGTTATTTGGATTAGAGGAAATCATGATGAATTTTTATCTGAATTTATTGATACCTCATTTGGAAATATACAATTTAAAGAAAACTTTATTCTGAAAACCCAAGAATGGAAAACCAGAGATGTTTTTATCAGTAGAAATTTTTATGTTTTTCATGGAGATGTTATTGATGTTTTTATAACAAAATATAAGTGGTTATCAAGAATAGGTTCAATAGGATACGATATGGCTCTTTGGTTAAATAGAGTGTATAACAAATACAGGGCGTGGAGGGGTTTATCTTATCAATCAATTTCACAAAAAATTAAAGAGGGAGTAAAAACCGCAACTTTATATATTAACGACTTTGAAACTACTGCCATCAATATGGCCGAGAAAGCTGGATGTGAAGGTGTTATTTGTGGACATATTCATCAACCTGCAGATAGAATGATTAACAATAAAAGATACTTAAATTCAGGTGATTGGGTTGAGAATATGACCGCACTTGTTGTTGATAATAATGGACAAATAGAATTAAAAAAATATGAAACTAATAGAATTACTACTGAATTGGAACACAGGAAAGAAGATTAATTTTGAAAGAGATATTATTTGGTCATTAATCATATCCATATCTCTTTTATTGTTGTGTAATTTACATTTATAATTTCAATATATTTATAATATATGAAAATAATTATAACCGAATCACAACTAAAAAAATTAAATTTAGAAGAATTTGCGAAGAAAAGATTTTCTGGTGCTGAAAAAATTGCTAATACCGCAAAAGAGAAAGGTGGACCTTCAATACTAACATATCAACACTTTGTTGTGAAATTACCATATTATAAAAAAGCTGGTGAGGGTAAATTTGATGAAAATAAATCTATTGAAGAGTTTAAAAAAACATTAAATTCTATCTCACTTGATATGACACAAAAAGAGTTTCAAACTGAAGTGGGGAGATTAGAAGTTTTAGGTGAATTAATTATAAAGAACAAAAAATAATAAAAATCATATAATTTAAAACCCTCACTTCGGTGGGGTTTTTTTGTTACAAATTTTTACTATATTTGTTACAAATGGATATAAATAAAATACTGATTGGAATATTTTTTGCCTTATTAGGACAAATAGGTTCCTTTATACAATTACAGGTTGCAATAAAGTATAATTGGTATGAAAAATATTTATGGGTAATACTTTTTAGTAGTATTTTTACAAGTTGGTTATATATTAAATCAGTTAGTTTTATTGCGGATGGGTTTGGTGGTCAGATATGGCCAGGAAGGTTGTTAGGATTTTCAATTGGTATGGTTGTGTTTACATTTATGTCCGTTATTTTATTTAAAGAAAGTTTTACTATTAAAACAATTATTTGTTTATCTTTAAGTTTTTGTATATTGTTGATACAATTATTTTGGAAATAATGGTCTCGTAGTTCAACGGATAGAACGGGTGACTTCTAATCTCCAGATTCAAGTTCGATTCTTGACGAGACCACATAAAAGGGAGAGTAATCTCCCTTTTCGCATATTTATATCATATGAAATTCATGACCATTTTATTAAGGGAGGGAAGAAAAGAAGACCTCATGAAAAAATACGAATCAAAATTCTCAGATGAGGGTCTTAGTAACGTTTTTGCGGACCAATTCATTAAGCAAACTAACTACAAATACGCCGATTTTATTTTAAAAAATTTAAATTCTAATTATTCATTTAGAGAACTTGAAGAGGTAATTGAGGCATTACAAAAGTTTGATAAAGTACAAAACAATTTAGAAAAAAAAGACATAAATGATTATACAGGATTTTTTGATTTGATTTCAAGAATTAGTGAATACACTAGAAACAAAGAGAAACCAAAATCAAAAAAAATATACGAAGATGATAAATTTGTTGTTGTTGAACCTCAAAACTTTGCGGCATCTTGTAAATACGGTTCAAAAACAAGATGGTGTACAACAAATAAAAATAACGATGATTACTTTAACAGGTATACTTCAGGTAATCAAGGTCTTTACTATGTAATTTCAAAAAAAGATATGGATGAAAATCTATATAAAATTGCAATTCACATTAGTAATCAAGGTGAGGAAACATTCTACGATGCTGCCGATAGCACTTTAAGTAGTAGAGAAAAAGTATTTTTTAAAAATGCATATTCTGAAATGTGGAAAACCATTAAAGAATATCACGATGATGCTCATCCAGATGAAACAGTCGATAAAATAAAACAATCACTTACAACAAACGATGTTTTTACTGAAAGTATTATAATTTCTGATGTTATAATAACGACAACAATAAACGGATTTGAACTTATGGACCATTATGAAAACACCTTCATAGTTCATTCTGGTTTGAAGATATATGAAAGAAAAGAAAAACAACAAGGTTTGTTGGATGAATATTTAATTATTATTAGTGCTAATTTAAGAAAAAGAGATTCGTCATACGGTTTAGAGATTAATTATAACTTTGGTGACGTTGGTTCAGAATTTAAAGTTGATTTAGGTTTTGATGGTTTTGGGGGTAGTTTTAATGTTATTGTACATCACACAACTAATATTAGTTCTACAATAGCAACTTACATCTTAAATTCTGTTAGACGAATCTTAGAAAATAATTCAATTCTTTTACAACATATTCATAAGACACCCGTATGGACACCTGATAGACTCCATTACGGATATACTTTTGAAAAAAATAAAGGTTTGATTAAAAAGTTAGTTGATTGGTTAGATGAAGGAAAAATTGGAACAAAGTTAGATTTTCTTGTTGAGATTGGTAAACTTGAAGGAAAGGTTTCAGAGAATGGTTCAGTTTGGTACTCCCAACAAGGTATGAATAATTGGCATCAATCCTCAAAATGGAGAGGTCATTTTTCATCCTTTTTTGCATCAGCAAAAAATGCTGGCATTTTGAAATATAGAAAAATAGGAAACCAATTTTTTTTAATGAAAGGACCTAATTTTGAAGCATATAAAAACGGTGAACTTAAAGCACTTTAAGGTTTGTTAGATAACTTGCGAAAGTAGAAATAAAGACCAAAAAAGAATCCCGCAATACAATACAAAACGAAGTTGGCTTTCCATAAACTTCCTGTCCATGATATTATAGAATATTGAACGGCATCGAACCCGAATGGGTTGAAAAATAGTGCTAACATTAGAAATATTTGTGACAGGTTGTCTTGAAACGTTCTCTGCCACGTAAACTTGTTTTTCTCCATCTTCCATCTGTGTGGGTTTAAAATTTATGTCCTAAGACTTTTGGTGTTTTAATAATAAATATCTACTTTTGTGTTATGAAAATTCTATTTTTAGACCATGACGGAGTAATCTGTTTATCAACAGAATGGGGTGGTCGTTATAAAAAACAAAAAAAATGGGGCGGTAGAAAATTGTCTATGTCTAATGGAGAAATTCCACTTGAATATAGGTTTGATAACTTTAACAAAAAAGCGGTAAAAGTTTTAAATGAGATTTTAGAAGAAACTGGAGCTGAGATTGTTGTTAGTTCTGATTGGAAACTTCATTGTAATCTTGAAGAAATGGGTGAATACTATGAATCACAAGGAATTATAAAAAAACCTATTTCGTTTACTCTTAAATCGTATGAATGTAAGTGGTATGACAATAATGTGTTTCCTTGGGAAAGACAATGGGATTTAGAACAATCTAGGTCTATTGAAATTAAACAATATTTAGTTGACCATCCTGAGATAACAAATTGGGTGGCTGTAGATGATTTAAACATGGGTAAAACGGGTTTATATTACTCTATGGAGTTCGAACATGAGTGGGGATTAGATAACTTTGTATTGACCGAAAAAGATAATGAGGGGATTAAACAAACAGGAATTAAAGAATCTATTCTAAAATATTTAAATAAAAAAGATGAGTAAAATAAATATTGAAAAAATTTTGGAAGAAGAGGGAAATGTTCGTAGATTTGTAGGAGTGGCACCTGAAGGTTTTGTCTTGGTACACGAAAAAACCTTACAAGACCTTCAGGATTTTGAAATATGGAGAGAGTGGAAAAATGGTCTTAAAAGTATCGAGGAGATGAACAAATTAAATTTTCAAGATACTTAATAAAAACAAGCCCTTTAAGCATTGCAGGCGATGCGCATGACTTGTAATCATGATAACTCGGTTCGATTCCGGGCGGGGGCTCATAAAATCCGTTAGTATAGTATGTTAGTGATTTTGCAAACCAAGGTAGAACTTGACCCGGAACCACAAGAAGATTCCCAAGAAGATTGGGAATTAGGAGACATTATCTATTTTTAACGTGTAGTGGTCATACAAGTGTAACTGCCTGCAGCAGTGAAAGGAAGTCGACTCCAAGGGTTGTTCCCACTTGTCCCTGACCACTTTTTTTATTTATAACATATTTATATTCATGATAAATGAAATAAATAATATACTTTCAATATATAATTCAATTTTAGAAAATAAAAAAATAATTACTTTAAATGAGATTAAACCAATCACATTAAATACTGTTAGATATAAAAATGTATTTTACGACACTAAAGCGGCTTCAGATTCGGTTAATAAGGCACTTTTAGATGATTTACAAACTGCCGCAGCTAAAGCTGGTGTAACTGTTACAATAACAACCGCATCAACAGGTCACAACACTAGAACAACATCAGGAGCTGAAAGCCGACATGGACAAAAAACCGCTGTTGATATTGGAAAAATAAATAACCAAGATTCTGGAGATGCAACTAGTCCATCAAATGGAAACGCTCAATTTAGAGATTTAGGTAATAAATTAAAAGATATCTTAGTCTCTATGAGATATTCTCTGAACTCTGAGAGGGGAAACGATAAAGCCGTTATATGGCAAACAAATGTAGATGGAAACCATTACAATCATCTACACGTTTCAAATACAACAGATAGTACATCTACGGGTACCACATCCACAAATAATACAACATCGGATACTACATCGTTTACACCAAAAGTAATTAACCCTAACCAAACATATTATCAACCAAAATTAATTGACCCTAACCAAACTTATTACCAAAGTTCAGTAAAAACGGAAAGTTATGACATAATATTTGAAGAAAAAATTTATGGTGGTTTTGGAAATGGAGTTTCAAGTAATGGTTATGTCCTTGTAATACCAAAAGATAAGAATTCTAAAATTAAATCACCCGTAGATGGGGTAATAACAAAACAAGGATTTTCTTATGGTTGTAAAAACAAAATAAATATTACACACGAAATTGATGGTAAAAATTTTTATTTAGAATATTGTGGATTAAAAAATACAAAAGATAGTGGTGATGTTTTTAAAGGCGAAATGATTGGTGAAATTGGTGATGATGATGTAACTGTTACTTTGTATAATTCATCAAAAGAAAGAAGTAGAATTGATTATTATAGAGAAAAAGAATATTCGGGTGATAATAAAAAATATTCAAGAGACGGTAAAAAAGGTTCTTATAAAAGAAAAACCATTATTGACCCTAATAAAGTGTATTATCCAAGTAAAATACCGGATGCTAATGCTGTATATTTTCCATCTCGTGAAATAAATCCTAATGCCGTATATTATCCAGCCAATTTTAAAGAAGAATATAAAATACAAAAAGATATCAACAAAATTAGAAAACTATTAAAATAAAAAAACCCATCTTAGGATGGGTTTTAAATTTCTTTTTAGTAATTAAAAATTACTGAGTAACTACAGTATCAACAGATACTGAATCTACCACTGTTGAATCAACAATTACAGTATCTACAACTACAGTTGAGTCTACATTTGAATTTGTGGAACTATCTCCACCACATGATACCAATGATACAATTGCAAGGAAAGCGACTAATTTTTTCATAATTATGTTTTTATATAAAGTAAATATACTGAGAAAATCCCATTTAGTCAAATATTATTTTAAAAATCTTAATTTGTACAATGTGGAGTATATTAATTCTTGAACAGTATCAATTTGATTTTGAATAAATGACTCTTTAACATTTTTTCTAACCTTTTCAATCATAGTATCTAATGATTTGAAATAGTTAATTACTTGGTCAAGACTTTTATAATCCTCAGTTTTCACAGAATCATAATTTTTAATAATTTCGTATTTACCTTGGTAACTTTCAATAATTCCATCAACTAAACCATCAATTTCTTCATAATATTTTTGTAATGCTTTATGTTCAGAAAATGATTTAGTTTGTAAATGAAATATGTGTACTTGAGTTTGTGAATGCAATAAAACTGAGACCATATTTTTGAAACCCGAATTACTTTTAATTTCAATTTTATTTTCCTCCTCATTTAAGTACATTGCCTTAAATAATTGTTCTTTAGTTAATGTTAATTTTTCCATATTGATAAATATGCGGCAAATCAAAAATGGTGTGAATAGCGGGACTCGAACCCGCAACAACTAGCGCCACAAGCTAGTGCTCTACCAATTAAGCTATATCCACCATATGAGGTCCTATTAGGATTTGAACCCAAATTTCTTCGTCCGTATCGAAGTGTATTAATCCATTATACTATAAGACCAAACTAACACCCTAATTTATCCAACTTACAGGTATTATGGCTGTCCCTAAGAAAGAGTTTAGCATTTTTGATGAAGGTGTGTTAATACAACCAACTCTCTATCATACAGGTTAGGAATAGACTTTTGTAGATACAATCTAACGGCAGTCAACCGTACCCTTTACCGCCCCACTCAGGGTGAACTGACCCATATGGTTATCACACCATTTCTCATCGTTCAGGATTGAACTATCCGTTGATTAGACGGAACGTGTAGTCAGGACAGGATTTGAACCTGTATGTTAGCTTTACCTTATCGTTGACTAACCGCACCTTCTAGCGAGCGTCTACCAAGTTACATTGACCCCGTAGTGGATTTTAACCACATTATTTTTACGTCTAGAACGGGTTAATAACATTCCGCCACCTGACTATGTTTAAAGAGCTTAGGTACTCTTCGTGATAGGGGTGCTATCTTCGCCCTAAACCACCATTCATAAGGTCTGTGTCCCTCAATGGTTCTCGTCAGTTCTATTCACAGCAATAGACGAGAGTCTGTAGTCAGGACAGGATTCGAACCTGCAACGCTTCCGCACTCCTGCGTTGATGCCTTTTTTGTTTAATGTGAGGTTCGACCTACCTCATTGCAGTTTTTCATCGTATACCAATTCCGCCACCTGACCATATAGTGGATGAAAAAAACCTATTTTCCTTTCGGCCGTCCACAAAGGCCCACTTGAGCGGATTATCGGGCTCGAACCGACCCTATTTCACATTGGAAGTGTGATGCCATACCAACTAGGCGAAATCCGCATTTGTGGGTATATATTCATCACATATTCATGGGTTCCCACCACCCCTTGAGCGGAAGACCAGGCTCGAACTGGCCACCCCAACCTTGGCAAGGTTGTGCTCTACCGAATGAGCTACTTCCGCATGTCCCCATCATGAGATTGATGATGAGTAGATTTTAACGGGTTTCTCTGACTGTTCGAGAACCATATCCCCTATATCTGTTTGATAACCCATATAGTTACCTCATGAATTAGGTCTTTTTCATTAGTGTCTTACCACATAAAAACCTGTCAACCTTTACTGGGCGAGGATAGGTTTATCAACGTTATTCCCATGAGTAGTCATTTACGACTGATACTACCAAACATCTACCCATTGTTTAAGTCTTGGATTAAAGACTCTGAGTATCTCTTACTCACTGCGGTCTATCACGGATTCGAACCGAGAGTCTTCGCATCGACAGTGCGACATGTTAGCCCTTACACCAATAGACCAAAATCAAATTTTTTAATTTCTTTAGAATATATCAAAATAATGTTATCTACTGACAATAATTTTTTTTCCAAATTTACATCTTTTTCACCATATAATTTTCCTTTTATTTCAACCCATTTATTACTTTTTTTTATATAAAAATCAGGATAATATTTATGTTTTTTACCATCAACCCCTATGTATTCAAAGTATATTATATTGTTTTTTTCCCAAGCAATATTATGTTCATCACATTTTATGGCAAATTCTTTTTCAGAGCCAGAATCCATACAAACCCCTTTATAAAAACATTTGTGTTTTACAGTTGAATTTTCCCTATATCCCCCAGATGACTTCAACCAGCATTCTTTGTGATATTTTCTTGATTTCCATCTAGTGTGAACTATTAGTTCTTGACAATGTAGACACATAGTTTTTATTGTGGCCTTTTCATGATTTAATAAACCTATTTTTTTATTTGCAATTTTTACTTTATCTGAATTTTTTGCTGAAATAGATTTTTTAATTTTGTCATTTTCTGTCCAACTTCTACTGTTTCTACACTCTAAACTACAATAATTTATGAGGCCCTTTTTTGGTTCAAATTCTCTATTACATTTTACACAATGTTTCATAACTAAGTCTTTACATATAAATATGTAAGTTGAACCCTAAAACTATACTTTGTATAGTTTTATTTTTTTATCTCCGTATTTAAAGCTGCTTCGGTAGGATTCGAACCTACGATGGTTTTTACACACCAGATTAACAGTCTGGACCGTTCGGCCACTACGGCAACGAAGCAATTCAAAGAACTAATTGTTGAGTATCTATACTCAAACCGCGGATAACTCAAAATAAACAATACTTCCAAAAGTTAGGAAAGGAGAAGATGGTCGAGTGGACAACTCCTTTTACGATTGGCATTACTTGATGATTTCAACTCCGAGAATCTCCAACCTCCATCATCAGGTTGCGATATCCCATTCCCCAATCAACCTTTTGCACGTATGGTAGGATTCGAACCCACGTTAGGACTTTCGTCCGTACAGTTTTGGAGACTGTTGCCTAAACCTCTCGGCCACACACGTATTTTTGAGGTCGGACCCAGATTTGAACTGGGGTAGGAAGTTTTGCAGACTTCAGCCTAACCACTCGGCCACCCGACCATTATTTTAATGAGTTCCATTTGTTAATGAAATCCCATGTCTTATTCCCGTAATGAAATCTTCAATCTCACCCTCAGTCATATTTTTATATCTAAGTCCAACCATATTCCCAATTTCATTACCACAATCACTGAAATCACCTTCATACTCCATTGAACGACTATATTCTAATAAGCTTAGTGCAATCCAAGATAAATCATCACTATTAAATGTTCTCTCCATAATATCTATTTTTTTATCTCACCATATCCAAACTGATGTTTTCATTTCTCATCAGCTCATGCAACATTTCCCTAACTTCCTCATATGCATCATATTTGTCTTGTGGCAAGCTATCAGGGGCATATTTGGTTTTAGACCTGAGGTCTTGGTCCAACTCATACAATACAGACCAAAATTTCATAGCATTACTAGCCATTTCAAAATCTTGTTGGTCATCAGGTAAGTTAAATTCAAGTATTGCTTTCATCTTTTAATATTTTAGCTCGTTTTTTTGGAACCTTTACTTCATAAGACCCTGCAAATGATGAAAAAATTCCGATATAATTTTTCTTTGTCTCTCTCACATGTTGTAGTACTGAACCTTCGTAAAGATACGGACATATATCCGTACTATCAAATTTTATTTCTACTTTCATATTTTATTTTTTGTTGTTAAGGTCGGACTCGAACCGACAACGTGGTCTCGTAAAGAGAATCATAACCTTTTTGACTTACCGAGCTTGAGCCCGCTTACATATCCACTACCTAACATCCTGTTCTTATGTTACAACCAACGGTTTTTAAAAAGGAACGGACCTTTGTGGTAATCGTTGGTTACGCTCCAACTCTTCTAGATTTTCAGTCTAGCGCTTCTACTAAGTTAGCTTGATTACCAAATGTTGTCTCGGTCGGAATCGAACCGACGACATCTATCGTATCAGAATAGAACTCTACCACTGAGCTACGAGACAATTGTTTTACAAATTTACAACCAATATTTCAAAGAACCAAAAAAAAAACCCCGAACTCATTTCTGTAGTCCGGGGTTATGTATATAAGTCTTCAGGAACTTAACTAACTAATGATGAACTACGTTTGAGCATATTGCGAAACCAACAACCAAATTGTTGTTTATTAATGACAATATGTTTCACTCTGTTGTTCATGTTATAATAAATAGTCTAAAAAATATAAAAAGTCAAGTGTACCAGGAGCGGGATTCGAACCCGCACGGACTTTTTCTGTCCAAAGGATTTTAAGTCCTCCTCGGCTACCTTTACGACACCCTGGTATCTATACAATACAAATGTAATATTATTCTTTTGGTTTTCCAAAATAAACTGATAAAATGTTTTCGGTTTCTTCAGTCAATTCATTGTAAGTAAGCTCTAACTCAATTGTATTTTTTCGTGTATCAAAAACAAAGTAACCTTGAGACCCCTCATTAATTTCCCAACCTCCGTAATTGTTTTCTAGCACCTCATAACACCAATCTTCAATATTTGCAGGAACTCTTCCACCATCAACAAACGACGATTCAATATAACCACTATCACCACCACCACTATAGTCTAATTGTAATATACCATTACTATCAGGTCTTGCACCAGATTCTCTTATTTCATCCATAAGTCTTTTAACTAATTCAGTATCTTCAGTATCATCACCCCAAGTTAAACCACGGCTATCCCCAGGTTGTTCATAACCCCAATGACGAGTAACCTCTAACATAGAACTATCTGCAATTATTTCAATTTCTATGTTGTCATAATTAACATCATCCTCATCCAAATAATCAACTTTTGACAGTACCCTTTCAATTATTTCACCCAAATAATGTTTAAAAAAGTTAGGTACTTCAACACCCCAATGATTACTAAAATTTCCCACATTATTAAGAGCTCTTTGAGGGTCATGATAAAAGTCATTTACTATTTCAATAATTCCAGAATTAATATTGTTTGATTTAATGTATTTTGCAACCTTGCGAAGCACCACTTTATCTTCTTCTGACATAAAATTTTTTTCCATAGTAATAAATATAGTATTTAATCTTCAAATTCAAGTTTAACAGTCCTCATCATCCATTGGGGTCTCTGATTTTTTGTAATATTCTCTACCCATTCTTTTGCGGAAGGAATGTAATTGTAACAATCTTCTTTTACATGTTGTTCTCCTACATATCTAGTGTATACGGTCTTTCCATCAGAGTTTTTAAACTCAGTCCCAAACCTTTTTTCCATTTCAAAAATGCCTTCACTATGATGTCTAAACATTCTATGAAGTGAATCACCAAACCAAGCCTTTGTTTCGTCTAACCACTCATGTAAATGGATATAATCTTCAGGTTTTCCACCAAATTTTTTAACAGATGATTTTGCATGAATGTTTGGATGTGCCATAATTTTATTTGTAAATGTCAACGTTATAGTGTGATTCTATTAAAAACTACGTTACAAATATAAATAAATTATTTGAAAAAAATCAACAATAAGAATCTTCATTGTGTTTTTTATCCTCTTTCTGTTTTTCAGGTTTGTTTTTAATTAAATGACCTTTTGAGTTATATATTTTAACTTGACCATTATACTTTTCTGACTCTTTTACAGCATCTTCCTCACAACTAAACATTTTTTCTGCAATGGAAAAAATCCCTCTCTTCCATTCAACAAACTTAACTTTAAATGATTTTTCGTTTTTCATAATTTTCAGCTAAAATACTTCAGCCATATTTTTTTGGATTTATTTGTATATCTATTTAATAAATATTGATTGGACTCAACATTTTTTTTAGATTTCCTATTTGTTAGTAACAATTTTTCATAAATAATTTCAGTTTCTGTTGCAGGTGCTGCAAATTTTTGTTCTATCCAAGGTATTTCTACGGAACCAACCAAAGGAACTCCTTGACTTATTAAATCGGCTCCGACAATATTGAAAGTCTCAGAGAATGAAACTTGCATACCTATGTCTATTTGAGCACAAATCTTTAAAAACTCTTCTCTTGGTGTCCATTCATGTTTAACAAGTTGATGTCCTCTATCTGAAACATGCAAAAATAAGGCTTTCAAATTGTTCATGACAGGTTCTCCTTTCATTTCAATTCTGCCTCCATTGATGTGAAACCTTAATTTTTTACCAATTTTTTCTGCAAATTTTATTGCGGCTATTGCTTGAATTATGTGATTTTTTAAAGGTCTGATTGCCCCAAAACAAGAAATGTTAACATATTCACTATCTAATTCATATTTTTTACGAATAACCGCTTCAGGATAATAATTAGGAAGGTATATTATTTTTTCATCTACTTGGGAATCACTCCAACCTGTTGATGATTTGATAAAATATTTAACTTCGTCTAATGCTCTTGGGGCATTAACACCAATAATAAGGTTTTCAAAATTAACATAGTCTCCAATCCAATCAATCGCCATTCCTTCATTTGCCAAGAATGGCATTTCACTATGTAAACGAATCACCCATTTAACATTTGGGTGTAATTCAGTTAAAACATTAAACTTTGTTGGAACAACCCACAGAGCCTCAATAATTACATGTGTTGGTTTATACTTTGTTACTTCTCTGTCAATATCATTGTTATCAGTAACAACAACTAAATTTGATTCAAATCCTGCATCAACTAACATATTATTCATGAAAGATGCAGAATTATATAAGCCAGTACTTAAACCGACATGGGAATGTTTATCAGGATTATAATCCTCTCTTCTTTTTAAAATGAAGAGTATTTTGTTTTTTTTCATGTAATAAAAAAGGGGTTTATTATATAAATAATAATAAACCCCTTGAAACTAAACGATTAATTTAAAATTAATTATTTTTTTATGTAAAGAACAATCGTGTCTATATTTTTGCTCACTTTACCTACAGAATAATTAATCCTACTAATACCATTTTTAATTGTAACAATAGAATCCATAACCATTTCATTATTAAGGAGACTCTCATCTAGTTTTTGATTAATTAACTCTAAATTACTTCCAATTGAAGATTGATTTACTAATACGGTGTCCACTTTGTTTGTAACCGTATTTATACCACTCATTTCTTTTTTTGAATTAAAATTTAATAAATAATATCCTGACGACATTATAACCAAAGATGACACGGTAATTGTTAGTACTAAAAACATTCTTGAAACCGAACGGTCTATTTTATTCAACTCGTTTTGATAATGATTGTATGACATTTTTAAAAAAATTTAGTGGACTCTACAGGACTTGAACCTGTATGTAACCAATTACGGTTTCTACTCGTTATGAGCGAGAGCCGATAAGAGTCCTAAAGGATTATTTTTTATTTGATTTATTTCATTTAACTTGAACACAACTAAATTAGGAATATTTTTCCATTTTTCCAAATCTCTTTCTGTTTCATATCCTTTTACTTCTATATAAATGTTAAAATCAGGTAGATAAAAATCAGGATAATATTTCCTATTTCCATTCCAAACGTAATCAAAACACTTTGTTTCGTGTTCCCAAACAATATGATTATTATCTAACCATTTTGCAACCAAAACTTCCCAACTACCTTTTAATTTAATACCTTTATAATCAATATTCTTAACTCTCCCAACTACATTATTTTTAGTATAACTTTCCGGATATTTCTGAACCGCCAACTTCATTATTTCTGACCATCTAATTTTTTGTTCTTCAGAATATTTGATACCTTTTTTTTTCTGAGATATTTTTTTCTTTGTTTCTTCTGAAACTATTGGTTTTGGTAAGCCTAATTTTTCGGATTTAATATATTGATTAGTACCTTTTAGTTTTAACTCCTTTCGTTTAATATTGTAATTTATTAAATTACTTACCATAATTTGTCTGTTAGTATTAAAATTACATAACCTCTCGTGGTTTATCAAACTATTACGATTTTTGCAAGATTTTTCACAATATTTACATTCCATATATTTTTATTTATAAATATATTATTATATAGTTTTATTGAGTTTCCTGCTCTAACCGTCTGAGCTACAAGTCCTAATTGATTACAAATGTAATAAACTATTTTGATTTTCCAAAAATATTTTGGATATTTATTGTTATGATAAAATGTAGTCTTTTGGATATGATGATTACGTATGAGAACTTGGTTAATACGAGACGTGGAAAGTCCCGAACCATAAACTATTGTTAAAAGTGATATATTAAAAATTGGGTCGGAATTATCTGACCCTTTTTTTATTCAAAAATAAACTTTATTTTTATCAAAATGGAACAAGTACTTGTATTAAATTTTGACTATAGCCCAATCAATGTAACAACAATACAGAGGGGATTTAACCTTGTTTATAAAGGTAAAGCCGAAATTATTAAATCGGACATGAAAGATATGATTAGTGGGGTTAAGAAATATGTGAGACCAATAGTTATAAGATTATTGACATATATTAAGTTTCATAAAAGAGCGTATAGAGCAAACAGAACAAGGATTTATAAAAGAGATGGATACGAATGTGTTTATTGTGGGTCAAAAAAATCATTAACACTTGACCATGTAATACCTAAATCAAGAGGAGGTGCAAATACTTGGGAAAATCTGGTAACATCTTGTTTCAGTTGTAATCTGAAAAAGGCAAATAGAACTCCTGAAGAAGCCAAAATGAAAATGAACCACATACCATTTGTTCCTACTATTATGAACGATAATTATGTTTTACAAAATGTTTGGGATGACCTCCAAAAGAGTTTTTTTAATTAATTATTTTTTATACCTTTGATAAAATATAAATTATGAATTTGGGAAATGAATTTCAAAGTTATTACACAAAACATCTTGGGAAAAACTCACTTGACCTTCATTATGTTGGAGCTCACATTAAAAACTCAATGACTCCATACATTTTGGAAGAAAGAGAAATGAGAGTAACTCAGATGGATATATTCTCACGTCTCATGAGAGACCGTTTGCTGTGGGTTGCGGGTGAAGTTGATGACAGGATGTCAACTGTTGTTCAGGCTCAGTTAATGTTCTTGGATTCTTCAGACAAAACAGATATCACAATGCATATTGACTCTCCTGGTGGTAGTGTTAAATCAGGATTGTCTATGGTAGATGTAATGCAATATATCGCTTGTGATATTAAAACGGTAAATACGGGTATGGCGGCTTCTATGGGTTCGGTTCTCCTCGGAGCGGGAACCAAAGGAAAACGTAGTTCTCTAAAATATTCTAAAACGATGTTACACCAAAGTTCTGGTGGTACTGGAGGTAACATTCAAGACGCTCGTATCAATATGATTGAGTGGGAAAAAGTAAACAAGATTTTGTTTGACCTTTTGGGTGAATTTTGTGGTAAAACCACAGAACAAGTTATGAATGATGCTCAAAGAGATTTGTGGTTGGATGCTGAAGAAGCTCTTCAATACGGAATTATTGACGAGATTGTTAAAACAAAAAAGAAGGGTAAATAACCCTTCTTTTTAGAATTTAGAACACCCCCTTTTTGTTTTCTAATTTATAGTCAAAGAGCGATTAGCTCTGAGATTTATCATTGTTTTAACTTATCCAAAACATTAGAAGCTTTTGATGAATATTTCTCAAATGAGGAACAAATCATATCACTTATTTTGTCTTCTATTTTATTAATAAATACTTCTTCTCTCATAGTTTCTTCCAAAGAATTTCTAATTTCTGAAAGACTACTAAAATCTTTATCCATTTTTAAGTGGAAAATTAATGTTTCTGATAGAGCCTTTGCAACCATATTGGTCATTTTTTCACAATCTTCAAAAGAATTCCAAACTTCGGATGGATTTTTTGTTAATTGTGAAATTAAATATTTTTTTAAATATGAATCACTCATATTCAAAGTTTTCAAAACTGTATCTATCCAAGGTTTATAAAAAGTTTCAGGTAAAGAATGTACATCATTACCAAAAAGACCTTTAAATGTACTCAATAAATTTTCTTCATTAATGAATCCTTGATTTGATAAAGTTGAAATTTCTTCAAATAGTTCAAAACTAACTTTAACCTTTTTATGTCCTGATAATTTGTTAAAATCATCATTACCTAAAACAAATTTTAATCTTGAATTAATTAAGTTATTTTCAATAATTGAGGAATCTTTTTTTTCTTTTGTTTCAACAATATGTTTCTTAATTAAAGATTTAAATGAAAAATTTTTATTTTTAATGTTTTCTTCAATTAGTTTTTTTCCAAAAAATGATGTTTTATTTTGTTCAGGTATTGTCCATTTTCCTGTTGTACTTGTAAATGTTTCCCCAGTGTCCATTAGTATTGTAAAATCCGAATTTCCATCACATTTCCATGTACCATCTAATTCACTCTTTTTGTCGTCATTAAACACAATTTTAAACGTATAATCAATATTATAGTAAAATATATTTCCACTTGGTTGGGTCATTTTTTTTTGTGTATTGTTAACAGGTTTTGTTTTATATTCATCTTTAACTCCATGTTTTTCTTCTGACTTTTCAATACAAGACCATACTGTTTTGGCTACTGGTGTTGGAGATGGTGTAGGTGTTGGAGAACCTCCTCCATATTTTTTTTCATAAGCAGTGTAATCATTTCCTAAATCTATTCCTCTTTTTTTTAATCTTTCTTTTTGGTTATCATAAAATTGTTTTCTACCTTCCTTTGTACTCATACCATCTTCAAATTGTGATAGAGTCATGAAGTTTGGGAACTTTGCAACTATTGAATACCATAATTTACCAACTTGAAATTTATTCATTTTAATTTTATTTTTTCTTCCAACCTGGAGTATTATTTATTGCATCGTCATCATTAGTCTTTTGTTTTGAATTATTATTTATCCTAACTCCGTGTCTTGATAAAGTTTGTGGTTCTATATTTTTACCAGATTCAAGTTGTTTTATTTCTACATCTATTTTTTCTATTTCCGAATTTATACTATTCATAATTGCTTGATAAATATCACTGAGTTTATATCCATGCCAAAGTTTAGGATAATTTTTTTCATTTCCTCCTTTCAAATAGTTTTCAAATTCTTTCAACATCGCATCTCTACCCTTACCATAAACAGCGGGTTTAAGTGTAAAACCTAAAAGACCTGCAAGCCAACCCGCCGGACTTACCCATCCTAAAGATGGAAATTCAATAGAATGAACTAATCTATAACAAACTACAAAAAACCAGTGCATATTCTCTTCATCATATTCCGAAAGATTATCTTTATTATCAACTAATGATTGGTACAAAAAATTTAAAGCCGATTTAACAAGTGTTAAATAAGCTATTTTTTTTACAAGTTGTCTGGCTAAGTTTCCTGTTGCACCAACAAAACCGTAAGATTTAAAAACCCTCCTTAATAATGGGTAATCTGCAACTCCAGTCAAAAAAAATCTACGAACTATTTCTACTTCTTCTTCGTTCAATTTTTTTCTAAAAGAAGTTTTGAAATATTTATCACTTGCTTTTGTTATAAAGTTGATTGGTGGTACCCTCACAATTAAACTTTTTGTTCCCGCTAATCCACCTGATTTAGCGTCTTTACCAATTGACCAACCTTGTTTAAGTTTTCCCCATTTTGAACTTAAAAATTCAGAACCAGGTATATAATCAGTAATATATACCGTATAATTTTTCAGGTCATTTACGATATATTTTTTAACTATATCATCGGTTTGCGGAAATCTTACTCGAACTATGTTTGGTATTCCGTTAAGAATGACATTTGGTTTTACACCACTTTTAATGTTTTTTTTGATTGCATCTTTGATTAAATTCATATTATTAAATGTCGGTAAATGTTTGGTTAACAATTCTGGTATCAAATAATCCGCGATAGCTTCATTTTGAATTAATCTTTTAATAATTCCGTCCTTTGCGGCCACATCTGCCGGTGTATCTAATTTTATTTTACCACTTGTAATTCCTTCAAGTTTTTCAAGGTCCTTCATAAGGTTTACATCCTTTTGTTTAAACCAAGATTTAAAACCTCTTACTTTAGATATTGACATTATATCTTTCACCATATCATCAGTAATCCCATTAAAAAATCCTGTATTTTCTAATAATAATCCCATCATTTTTTTAATTTTTTCTACTTCTGTAATCAGTTTTTTTTCCATATTTTTTTTTTAAAATGTGATTTTAAATGTTGTGTCATTATGTATGATGGTATCAGGATTTTCAAAAAGTTTTGGTTGTGCTTTTTTTACTTCCCTTAACATAGATTGTTGTATTTCATCTTGATTATTAAAAATCAACTGATACAAATTGACCAATTGGTTTTTATCTCTTTCAGATAAATTTTTTTCGTTTTTATAATTAAGAGCCCTATACATTTTATCATAAGTTATGAAAGTTCCGGCAATCACAACACCCTCTTTTATTCCGTAGATACCTAATTTAGATATACCTCTTAAAATTTTTATAAGTTCTATCAAACTTTTTTTAGGTAATTCAGCAATAAATCTTTTAACAATTTCTTTCGAAGTTTCCTTTGCTAATTTATCCGCAACTGGAGTAATTTCTTTAACCAATTTCTTAGCCATTTCTTGTTCGGCCCTTGATGCGGTTCCAGATGCCACATTCTCAATTAACTCCGTACTACCCTTTGCTCCCAATTTCATAAAAATTTCAGAATTCTTCAAAAGATTAATTAGTACTCCCGTACTTAAAAGACTAAATGATAATATTAAACCAGCCTCAAAATGATGACCCTCTTTCCAATATCCTGTTGCATTTGATACCGCCGCAGCTGTGGATATAAACATTAAAATTGGAGTTGCGGGAGTAGGTACCATCCCTAATATACCACTTGTAACTTCAATAAATGACAACCAATCATGCTTGTTCCAAGTTTTCATCCAGTCAATAGTTTTTACGGCATTTTTAGGTGAAAACCCAATTGTAGGACCACCCAAAAATATTTGTTCGGACATTAAAACTTTTATTCTTTCCGTTTCTTTATATAATAGATAATTTTTGTTCATTTTTTATAAATATTTGTTTTTTTCAAAATTAAACATCATCTTTACATCATGAAAAAAATGACAACAGGTACAATAAAAGTACAATCTTTGAAAGATGGTAAAGTTTTTTCCCGAGCACTACTCAAAGTTTTTAATTCTCAAATCCCAACCGATGAAGAAGATGAAATTGTTTGTAGAGTTTTATCAAGAACAAACTTAATAAATAACAATTTGGATTACGAACTTAAGTTGATTACCAAATCTGATTGGCAAGTCCTCTATTTAGTCCAGTACTCCATTTTTCACCAGCTTTACCAAGCATATTACCTTTACCTCTTTTTATTGAGTATAAATCAGCCCATTTAGGTACACTACTTGCTGATGCTCCACCTGTACTTGCACCTGCTGCGGCGGCGTCTTGCTCATCTACTTCTACTTTTTTAGAAGAGGTATATTTCTCGTATATTAAAATTAACGTGTCTACATTTAGTTCCATGATAATAAATACTTCATATGTTAATAAGGTTCGGATTTTGGTATTGCCTTTGGATTAACTTCATAGTATTCATTTAAAAATGAAATTAAATCATCTTCATCTAGTTCTACAATATCTTCATTATATTCTTCACTATCTTCGTCTTCATCAAATAAAGAGAATGATTCTAATTCATATCCATATTCTTCAACAAGGTTATAATCAATATTATCTATTCTAACATTTTCTTCATCATCTTCTATTGTTCTGAAAGTAACCTCTAAAATATTCTTGTCAGAATTAAGAAAATAATTAACTACTTCTTTGATTTCCATAAACTTTTTTATTAAGAAATATCTTAAAAAAGATGAAAATCCATATATAACAAAAAAATCCCCTAATTTATAGGGGATTTATTTTTAATTTCTTCCTTTCATTCTATTCATCATCTCTAAAATCAGACCTTTTTGTTTATTTACACTTTCTCTGATATCGTCATCAATGTCTAATGAATCTTTGTCAGAAGTAATTTCTTCCCAAGAATCATTATCATCATAATCATCTTCTTCATCTTGATTATAATCTAAAATTGCCAAATCATCATCCTCATCATCAAAGGCAGATTCCATTTGGTCAAATTCTCTTACCGCTCCATTTGATGAAAAATTAAATGGTCTTTCAATTTCAGAATCATCCAAGTCCATATCATCGGCTTTGATTGAATATGTATCTCCACTATCTTTTGGTCCTTTGGATGTGAAAGTATATGCTCTTTCTCTATTATCGTAAGGATTTCCTTGATATGTTTCTTCCATTTCTCCATCCGCCATCATTTTTCTATCGTTATCGCTGTCATCATCCATTCCATCAGGAGCCATATCATCTGACATATGTGGAGCTTCCTGACCTGTCAAATTTTGTAAAGCGTCTGCATCAAAAGCATCATCTTCGTCCAAATCACCCATAAAGTATTCAATAGATTTATTTGGCATCATGTGTGTTGTATTATCTTTTGATTTGAATTTATACATGGTATCACCTCCATGTTTATCTTCAAACTCATCTTCATATTCTAAATCATCGTCAAATTCAGGGTGTTTATATTTATATTTTTTACCTCTTTTAAGCTCACTTGAGCTAAGCTCATCAATTTCACCTTCAACGTAATCAAACTTATTATTTTTGTCTATATCATAAACTTTTTTTAAGTTTTTAACTTGTTGTGTCTCCTCTCCCATTTCTTCTCCCATTCCTCTACCCCCATAACCACATTCCATACATTCACCTTCATATACCATTCCTCCGCACTCAGAACACATTGATTCTTTTTTAACTTGTTCGTTAATACCCATATTCGTGTATCTCTTAACATCGCCTTTATTAGTTACGGTTACACCAACTTTATCGTTAGCAAAATCTTGAGTATAAAGTGGTTGTGTATTTGACACTTGAGGTTGCATGGTTCTGTAACCATCGTATAGAGTTTTATGTTGGTCTAAGATGTTTCTTTTTTCATCGTTAGACATTAATCCTATTGACCATTGTTTCATATTAAATGTTTTTAATAAATATTGACGTAATGGAATAAAATAACTAATATTGTGTATAACAAGTGAAATTCAAATTTCTTGGTAGTATCTTGGTAATTTACTTATCTTATTTTTGAATTCACTTGTTTTTTTTTTATTATGATAATCAATAACTACGATATAGAATCTTATTGCGAAGGTGCAATAATGTTAGACGGATTAGAAGACGCAATTGTCGGTATAGTAGAGGAGTTTGGTAATTCTCCAAGAATATTATATTGTAAATCCAAGATTTTACAAATTTTACAAGAAAGAGATTTAATGACCGAGCAAGAGGCAGAAGAATATTATGACTACAATATTTTAGGTCTTCATGCCGGAGAACAGAATGCAGTTTTTTTGGTTACAATGAAATAATTTTTTATCTTTGTGTCATGATAAAGATACCTGTAGATACAAAAAATGTACCAGAAGTTAATGTATGGATAACCTCCGATACTCACTTTTCCCATAATAACATATGTCGTGGTACAACCGCTTGGAGAACTCAAGACGGACAAGTTCCCATATCTCAAACTCGTGATTTTGCTACTGTAGAAAAAATGAATGCCGCCATAGTCAATAACATAAATGAAGTTGTTGAACAAGATGATATATTGATACATCTTGGTGACTGGTCTTTCGGTGGATTTGAGCAAATACGTGAATTTTGGGATAGATTGGTATGTAAGAACATACATTTGGTATTGGGGAACCACGACCACCACATAGAAAACAATAGGCAAGGTAGCCAGGGTTTGTTTAAATCCGTTTCACACTACAATACACTTGAAATGGGACAATTTAAGTTCCGTTTGATGCATTATCCCATAAGTTCTTGGGATGGTCTTAATAAGGGTGTAATGCACTTACACGGACACTGCCATTTGCCAACTCATATGAGGTTTGGTAGGGGACAAAGAATGGACGTGGGTATGGATGGTCATCCTGAGTTCAGACCTTATAATGTGTATAGAGAAGTTGTTCCTTTGTTGAGACATAGAGAAAAATTGTCTGAAATGCCAGAAGACCACCATGTTGAAAGATTGTTAAACTCAAAATAATAAAAATGGATAAAGAATTTGTCCCATACGAACAATCATTATCTCTTAAAGGTTTAGGGTTTGATGAACCATGCTTTGGGTATTATGAAGATAATAATTTAACCATAACTTTCCCTTCAACGTCTGAAAATGGATGGAAATGGGTTGGAAATTCAATTATACCCGCAAAAAATACAAAAGCACCACTATACCAACAAGCATTTAGATGGTTTAGAGAGAAGTATAAGTTTGATTCAACAATTCAACATAATAAAAAATATGTTGCCATTGTATATTCATCAGTTGAAAATTTTAGTATTGATGAGTATGAAACCTACGAACAAGCAGAACTTGCTTGCTTAAAAAAGTTGATTGAAATAGTAAAACAAAAATTATGAATAAATACCATATTGAAGTAATGGGGTCTCAATGGCCAATTAAAGAAGTTATTGCGGAAGAATTTAAAATTAGTAATGGATGTTACCATTTTTTGATTTATCAAAAAGAAAGTCTTAATTTTAGAGAAGTTGCAATATATCCAATAGATAAAACAATAATATCTGATATTGAATATTATATTGAGTTATAAACATAAAAAAACATTAAGATGAAATTTGAATTATCTGAAACTCAAATGTCTAAATTGAAAGAATGGAATGAAGCCATTAAAACCATTTATGGTGAATATGGTTCTTACACGTATTGTTTTAGACCAACAGGTATCGGTGATGTGGTTACAGTAGAATGTAGTTTGGTTCCGAATAAAAAATTAGATTTAACAGAAATAGAAACTTGGTGATGAAAAAATGGTTTATAGCAAGTAATAGAATTAGAAAAATTAAAGGAATGTATTGGATAATACCCTGTGTTTCAATGTTGTATTTTAAAGATTATTTTCTTGAGACAGGAGTTACCTCTCCGGCTTTTGTAATTCAAATTTCTTTTCTTAACTTTACATACGGATTAACTATTCAAAAAGGATATTAAAAAAAGTAATTATGAATAAATTTTTATGTATTTTAGGTCTTATCTTTTTTACAAGTTGCTCTGAGGCAGTTTTAGAAAAAAATGAATATGTTGTTATAGATACAATCGAGTCTAACAAAAATGGATTTAATCAAGTCCTAACCTACGATGTTGTAGTTAGGGTTGAAGAAGATAGTAGTTTGCACTATGGGTCAATAAGACCCGACGGAAAGTTAGTTGAGATTAATTTTAGAAAAATAAAAAATTATTACAAATGAGCGGAATATTATTTTGTTAAAAAACGTTCACGAAATTTTTTTTCATATCGTTCTGTAAATTTTATTTTTTTTGAATTATATAATTCAATTATCAATTTTTCATCTATTGAAGTAATATCTACAAGTTTGTATATCAACCCATTTTTTTCACAAAACAATTTTGCCGCGATTGTTTTTTGATTAACCAAAAGACTATTCCATAGTCTTTTGGGTTTAATTTCAACCAAATATTTATTGTTAATGACAAAGTCAGGATGGTAAGTTCTTGAACTATTGTTAAACATATAGTTAATTGAATACTCCGAACTTTCGGCGGTTTTCCAGGATAAGTTAAATCTCTCTATGATTTTTATCATATAAGTTAATTCTTTAATACTTCTAAAAAACCATCCATTATACCATCCACTCCATCCATTTCCAGAACCTTGTGGAGTTATTTTTCCATACATAGGATTTCTATTTCCTGAAGAATTAGTTGATACCTTTAGTTTGAATTGAGCTAATTTTTCGTTCGCAATTGTTTCTCCAAAGTTTTCAACCCATACTTGATAGAAGTTTTTTCCGTACATAGGATTTTTATTTCCTTTGGTTGTTTTTGACATTTTATTTCTGAATTCATCGGTTTTGTATACCGAATAATCCTTATTACTATTCATTTTTTTCTTAGTTTCTTCGGTATGATTTTTACCAAAAAAAGGATTTTTTTCACCAGTTTTACCAAACATTGGATTTTTATCCCCTTTCATATTTTCAGACATCTTTTTTCTTCTTTCTGGTGTAATTATTTTTTTAAGGTAACATTTTTTACATTCAGTGTTTGATTTTAAACCTTTTTCGTGAGTATATTTTGATTTATATTCTATAACATTATTACAAGAAGGACAATTTCTATAAAACATATTTTGATTTTAATAAATTAATTACTATTTTTGTATTCATAGTCAGGAAAACCTCTAACAATAAATATTATGAATAATGAAAAAATTAAGAACCCCTCTACAGGAATTTTATTCCTGATTAGAGGGGTTCCGTAACTAGGGTCAGGTAAAACATCTTTTGCAATACACATTTGGAACGAGTATGCTGTTGTGGAGGCAGACCAATATTTTTATGATAAAGAAGGGAATTATAATTTTGACCCCTCAAAGATTAAAGATGCTCATGCTTGGTGTAAGAATAAAGTTGAGACTATGATGGGAGACCACCAACTCAATGAACAGTATTACCCTGAAATTGCGGTTTCAAATACCTTTACCCAAGAATGGGAAATGGAAGATTATTATAAATTGGCTGAAAAGTATAACTATAAAGTTGTATCTTTGATTGTTGAAAATCGTCACGGTGGTAAGAATGTTCATGGGGTTCCTGAAGACAAATTGGAAATAATGAAAAATCGTTTTGAAATTAAACTTTAACAATGAAGAGATTTTTTTGTTTTTTTGGATTACATTTTTGGAAATATAAAAGAGAAAAACATAAAGTTACAAATCATCCTTTAGGGAGAGATTGTGTAAGGGTTCCTGTTAGAGAATGTGTTTCTTGCGGACACAGAGAACATCATTTATTACCCAAACATGAAGGATTTACGCGATGGGTTAGTTTTGACCACGTTGCCGGTGATGCAACAATAAGATATGAAGAAATTTAAAACAAACACATATGCAAAAATTAGTATTTAACACAACGACAAAGACCGTAGAGATTACCTTTGAAGACGGATTGATAAAGAATTACAATGACGTTCCTACCGTTAAAGTGCGAGAAGAAGGGTTTTATGAGGTAATGCAAAAAGATGAATTTGAAGACAAGAATTTTCCTGTATTTAGGTTGCCAATTTCTAACACCAATATGGAGATAAAAAGATAATGAAATTTGATTTAGAAATATTGAACCAATATGTCAAAGATGGATGGGTGGAAAGAAATGACCACCCATCTTTACCTATATCAATCTACAACTACTCTCGTAAAACTCAATACGAAGGAAAGTGGGATGATATAACTTTGAAAACTCGTGGACTCGTTTTAGATAATGAGGGAAACGTTGTGGCAAAGGCTTTTGATAAGTTCTTTAACTATGAGGAGTTGGTTGGTAATAAATGGGTTGAGTCCAAAATACCAAATGAACCTTTTGAAGTATTTGAAAAGATGGATGGGTCTTTGGGTATATTGTTTAATTACAATAACGAATGGATATTGGCAACCAAGGGTTCTTTCACTTCTAAACAAGCAATCAGAGGTATGGAAATACTTAAAAAATATAGATATGAAAAATTAATCAAAGGATTTACCTATCTATTTGAAATAATCTATCCTGAAAATAGAATAGTTTGCGAATATGATTTTGAAGATTTGATACTTCTTGCTGTTGTGGATAATAAAGATGGTTATGAATTAAGAATACACGATGATAATATTCATCTTGAAGGAATAAGATTCAGAAACCTATATAATAACTTGGGATTCAAAGTTGTTAAAAAATATGATGGAGTTCGGGATTATTCCGAATTAAAGTCCAAAATTTTGCAAAACGCGGAAGGATTTGTTATCAAATTTGAAAATGGTGTTAGAATGAAAATCAAGGGAGAAGAATATGTTAGATTACATAGAATATTAACTGGATTTTCTACCTATGATATTTGGGAATATTTGAAGGATGGTAAAGACGTTATGGAATTGGTAGAAAAAGTTCCTGATGAATTTGATAAATGGGTTAAAGAACAGGTAAGTGCTTTGAAATATGGTCATTTTAGTGTCTCTGAATATTGTGGGAAAGCCCACGATTATTTTAGATATGGTAAGTATAGTGACGTTGACCCTGAGCCTTCTAAAAAAGAATTTGCGGAACATCTTAAAAAAGTTGTTGACCCTAACCTACATGCAATTATGTTTGCAATGTGGGATGGTAAGAGAGATAAAGTAAATGAATTAATTTTTAAGTTAATAAAACCTAAATACTCTAAACCGTTTTGGCAAAAAGAAACAGAATGAAACCAGATTTTAAAAAATTATTAAAAAAACATCAGACCCATAATTCTTTCTTGGATGAAGGCTCAATTTTAGTTGCACTTGAAGAATCCTACAATATTGGGAAAAAAAGTTCCGATGGAGAGTTTACTCAACTGAAAGAAACATTTCAATCATTACTACATGAGCACGCTCACACTTGTAGACCAAATAAAGCATTAACTCTATTCATGGAAGATTGGGAAAAAAGGGCGGGGATTTATTGATAATAAATTAATATTTGAGTTAAATTCCTACCCTATTTATGATTAATTAAACCAATATTTTATGTATTTAGAAGGAATTATAGTGTGTGTAAATTACAGTGATTTTTTATCACACACATTACCATTTAACAAGCCATTATTTAATCATTTAATTGTTGTTACTTCACCTGAAGACGAAAAAACTAAAAATTTATGTGAGTATTACAATGTTGAATGTTTGGTAACCGATGAATTCACTAAAAATGGTGACTCATTTAATAAGGCTAAAGGTATTAATGCCGGACTAAATAAATTATCAAGAAAAGATTGGGTAATTCATTTGGATGCTGATATGTACTTACCTCCATTAACCAGAGGAATCTTAGAAAGAATATCTTTGGAGCCAAAAAATATATACGGAATAGACCGTATGATGTGTCCAAATTTTGAAGAATGGATTAAGTTCATTTCTTGTCCAAGACAAACTCATACGGGTTGGGTTTATATTCATCCTACCGCATTTCCAATAGGTGTTAGGATTGGAGAATATATGTCTGAAGGGTATGAACCAATTGGGTTTTTTCAAATGTGGAATCCTAAAGCTTCGGGAATATACTTATACCCCGAATTTCACGGAGCTGCGGATAGAACCGATGTTCTTTTCGCCAAAAAATGGGCAAGAAAAGATAGAGGGTTGATACCCGAAATAATTGGCGTTCATTTAGATTCAGAAAATTCTACAATTAATGAAATGGGTAAAAATTGGAATGGTAGAAAAACTAACTATTTTGGTTTGTCAGATGGAAAAAAAGAATTATCTTTATTAAAAAGTTTTTTTAAAAAAAAACAATAAGAAGTTATGAATAATTTAGACGCAAGATATCAAGCATTACTTGAAGACATTCTTCATTGGGGTGTTGAAAAAACAGATAGGACAGGAACTGGTACTATATCAGTATTCGGAAGACAAATCCGTCATAAAATGAGTGAAGGTTTTCCATTACTAACCACAAAGAAGATGGCTTGGAAAACTATGGTGACTGAATTGTTATGGTTCTTGAGAGGAGATACTAATATCAAATTCCTTGTTGATAATGGTTGTCATATTTGGGATGGTGATGCTTATAAGAATTATTGCAATGCTTACCCCAATGTAGAAAAAACATTTAAATATGAAGGTAGTGATATTGAAGTAAGGAAAATGACTAAAGAAGAATTCATAAATAAAATTAAAACCGATGATAAGTTTGCTAAGAAGTGGGGTGAATTAGGTCCAATTTATGGTAAGCAATGGAGAAGTTGGAAGTTCACAGATAAGTTTACAAATGGAGAACAAATTGCTTACGTAAATGGAAAGGTAGACCAAATCGCAAACCTAATCAACGAACTCAAAACAAATCCTGATAGTAGAAGATTAATGGTTAGTGCTTGGAATGTAGGTGAGTTAGACCAAATGGTATTACCGCCTTGTCATTATGGATTTCAAGTTTATACAAGAGAGTTGAGTGAGAAAGAAAGAATCATTCTTGCAGGGTACGACTATGAAAATAGAGGCGGCATAGGATGGAATATGATAAAGGAGACAGTTGATATGGATAACACTATTCCTAAACGAGCAATCTCATTAATGTGGAATCAACGCTCAGTAGATACATTTTTAGGTTTACCATTTAACATAGCATCCTACGGTTTACTACTAGAGATTATTGCTAAAGAAGTAAACATGGTTCCCGATGAATTGATTGGTAACTTAGGAGATGTTCATTTATATTCGAATCATATCGAACAAGCAAAAGAACAAATTCTTAGGACCCCATACGAATTACCTAAAGTAAAAATTACTGAAAGAAATTGGTACATGCACGAATCAGTTAAGGAACACTTGGGTGAAAAAAAATTCAATGAAAAAATAATGAGTTATAGACCGGATTGTTTTGAATTGATAGGTTACGAATCACATCCAAGTATTAAAGCACCTTTATCAAATTAAAAATTATGAAAATAGAACAATTAGAAGAACAATTAGATAATTGGAAAGCCGTTAGATATAGAATGGAAAATGAAGGTATTGAATATTGCTTCAAACACTATAGTCATTTTGAAGAAATCAAAGATGAAGAGTTTCATGATAAAAGAAAAAAATTAATATCTTTGATGGAAGAAATGGAAGAATACGTACAATTCAATATTTTAGAAACACAGAATAGTATTTATGAGTGGGAAGATAAGGATTTGGATGTAGAACAACTTTAATGGTAAAATGTCATATAGTATTGAAGCAAACTAATACCCAATTTTCTCGCCAATGAATTGATTTTTGAATCATCGGATAACTCAATATTTTTTAACTCAGCAAATTTAACCAATCCGCTCAAAAATTTACTTCTAGCCTCATCCTGAATCTCAAGGAGATTTTGAAAATCTTCATTATCTCCTCTTTTTTCACCATAATACCTATCCAAATGTTCAGAATCCATATAAACAAAAGGGGACGAACCAAACATATTGGTAATACCACTTTTTTGTAATAATTTGAAATATTCAAGAAAATAAGGTAAGTCCATTGACCTTCTTAACTCTCTATTTGTAGCCATAAAGTGAGTGTGAGGGTCATCTTCTCTGTTAGGTTGTTCTTGGATTTTTTGTTTTACTAGTTTCCATTTGTCTACTGAGGATATTAATGACATTGTACTCCCATTATCCCACTTTACGCTAATAAGCTTATCGTTTTCATCATATGGGTCCCTTTGTATTTTCGTTACAGTTCCTTTAGTTCCTGGAGGAACTGATATTTCACCTTCCATTAAATAACAGACTATTCTGTCACCTTCTTTTAATTCTGGATTTATCATGATAATAAATATATATTATTAAGTATTTATTGTGTATGAATTATTTAATAACTGAAGAACAATTAAGAATTATCATTAAAGAAGAGAAAGATTCAAAGTTAACTAACTACATGAAAGAAATGTATTCGTTTACTTATAAAATTGCTTCAATCTCTAAGAAAAAATATGGACTTAATGTAAGATTTTTACTAACTATGGGAACTGCAATAGGTGGATTTTTGCTTCCATTGGACAGGTATTTAAAAGAAGGTTCATTTGAATTAAATGATGACCAAATCGCTCTAATTTTAACAGGTATTGCATCAATTACATTTTACAATAACAAAAGAAATGTGTCAAATATAATTAACAAAATAAAAGAAGAAGGATTATCTGATTATTTTAAATCCGTGTTAGAAAAGTCAGATAAATTAAAAAATTCTTTTGTTTCTTTTTTAGAAGGTCTTTCATTAACATTAGGTTCTGTACAAGAAATTATTTCATACGCATTTTTACTTCCTTTAGTTACAGATTTAATCAACGTAGCACACGGTACACAAAATTTTTTGGGAGCATCAGAAATGATAGTTGAAAGATTATTAGCTTCTGGTGTTGTTATAGTTTCGGGACAGATTTTGATTGAAGTTATTAACAAAATACTCAAAAGAGTATCGTAAAATTTAGATATCTTCAAAAAAAGTAGGCACTCTGGACTCATCCCACCAATTACTCCACTTATCACCTGCAACAACTCCATCAATTTTTCTAACGTATCCTGAAGCATTTATGAATAATTCAGTGTCATAGAATTTAAAATCTGGTTCGCATGCAGTATAAAATATGTCAGCAACATCTGTGGCAAAATCATTGTCCCACATAAAAGATTCAATCCATGATTTACCCTCGGAAGTAAAAGAGTCTTTCAAGGTAACATGTCTATCATCATAAATTAAATTGGAAATGTCAACAAAGAAAGGAAGGCTGATATTATCAGATTCCATATATGTTTTTTTATTGAAAGCCGGAAATACGTTTGTATCACAAGAAAATTTAATATTGATGGGACTGTTACCAGACATTTGTCTTTTGAATCCAGTCAAAGATTTAAGTTCAGTTCTTATTTTATTTTTTGTTTCCTCACTTAAATAAACATCTTCGGGTTTTTTACCATCAACAAAAAAATCAGATTGATAAGCAATTTTTTCACCGAACATATCATGAACGTCTTCCATAATAGTATCTAAATCATATCTAAATTTTAATACAGTGTATGATTGACCTTCTTTAGGTAAAACACAATCTATTTCACATTTAATATATGAATCTCTTGGTTCTACGGTTCTGAACACATATTGAGTTCCACCATAAATCCATTTTTTTCTTTTCAAATACTTTGAAACTCCATTAAATATACCTTCCATTTTTAGTTTTTCCCCAATATTTTATTAATTATATTTTCAGTTTGTTTTGGTTTCATAGTGTACTTGTGTTGGTTTTTTTTAAACCAGTCTCTAACAACAAATTCCAAATCTTTTCTTTCTTTTTTTGCCCTCTTTCTGAATCCGGCTCTAAGTGCCTCCAATTCGTGAGATTGACCATAATATTTATGAGAAGATTTAGGACTTTTAGGGAATTCATATCCTGATTCATGTTGTTTAACATGTTCAAGTTCATGTCTAACCAATTCATTTAATTCATAAACAAGGTCTTGTAGTATTGTATTTTTTGAATTGGGATTGGTAACTATCATTATCTGTATTACATCATCATCTCTATAATAGTCCGCATCAGCATCAAAAGTATCCACTTTATCTGATTCTCTTAAAAATAATTCAATATTAAAATTATTTAGTAAGTTATCAAATTTATAAAATTCGCCCCCACTTATATCCGAAGGTAATTCAAAATCTCCACTTCTTTGGTATTTTACGAGATAGATAATATCATGAACTATTTTATTAGTTATATTATCATAAACATCCTCAGTTAGTATTTCTTTTATGTTTTCATTAATCTCCTTACTATAAACATTTTCTATCCCAATACACATTACAGGTCTTTCTTCACCCATTAAAGACAAAAAGTCTTTTAATTGTATCATACTTTCCACTCTTAATGGGTAGAAATCACTTGTTGAAGTTGTTACAACCTTATGTGTTTTACCTCCCATTAATGAGTTGATAAGCGAGTTCAATCGTCCTGTAGGTAAAATTGTCATTTTATAAGTTAGATATTCTGTTTCTTTACCAACAGTGATATAATTGTTGGTTCCTACAATCTTCATTTTAACTTTTGCAGGAAGTCCAGGAAGATGAGGTCCCATTGGGTTCTCAATTGTAAATGTTTTCTTATCTAAGTATTTGTTATATATTTCAATATCTTTCATCCTTAATAAATACTACATATTATAGTTGTTTTTATAAATGTAATTGATTAACTTTATTCTAAATTACAAAATATGTTTTTAGTTATTTATTTGGTTTCAGTTTTTTATTGTATTTGGAGGATGGTTCGTAGTTATGTTAAAAGAAATGGTGGTGATGTGGTATATGCAACTCCGGGTCTTGAAACACTCGCAATTATTGTAATGGCACCCGTACTTATGGTTGTTGATGTAACATTAACTTGGATTCGTTTGTATAGTGAAGCCGAAAAAGCAAGAAGAAATAATAGTTCTTTATAAAAATATTAGGAAAGATGGCAGAGCGGTCGAATGCGTCGGTCTTGAAAACCGAATTACTTGAAAGGGTAACTGGGGTTCGAATCCCTATCTTTCCGCTTAGAGAAGCAACCGCAAGCCATTCGGTATTTAGGTCTTTTTTGACATAATGGTCTCTGTCAGAAATGTAAATCCTGCTTCTCTTCAATTGTAAGGTGGTGAAACTGGCAGACATACCATTCAGTCACGGGGGCGCTGAAAAAAGAAAGTAGGTAATGAATATAGATTGACAACAAGCTGTCATAGATTTGTTCATTACTAAATCTCAGTATGGAGGTTCAAATCCTCCCCTTACAGCTTTATTTGACTTAAAACTTTAAATTTATTATTTTTTTAAAAAAATACATATGTCAAGAATAGATACTTTAAAAAAACAATTTCCTGAGTTAGACATGTCCCTAATTGATATTTTTCAAATGATGGACCCAACTAATACAAACAAATATTTACAACTTTTTTGTAAATTATTCTCAAAAAGATATAGGGACGATAATGTGGTAAAAGACAAAAGTTCTATAAGAGAATTAGGTGAAATCTCAAAAATGGTAGGAGTTGACGATAAAAACCTTTCTAAATCTCAGTTATTTTTAATAAGAGATATGTTATTTCAATATTATTCTCCATCCCAATTTGAAGACATTAAAAGTTTTATTCATCACATGGAAAAAGGAATAATTCCGGAAAATGACGTATGTAAATACTCAACATTTGATGATATAAGTTCAGCACTTTCTCTCTCATCTTTACTAGAGATTGAAAAAGAAATGGAAAGTCAAATACAAAAGGTGTACGATGATGAAAATTGGGTTGTTGTTTTACCTTTAACTTTTGAATCTTCAATAAAATACGGAGCCGGTACTAAATGGTGTACAACATTTAAAAACGAAAAACAATATTTTGCAAAATATTGGAATAGAGGTATTTTGGCGTATTATATTAATAAAAAAACTGGATATAAGTTTGCGTCATTTAAAGCATTAGATGGCGACGAAGAAGGAGTAACTTTTTGGACTGCGTCAGATAATAGAGTTGATTCTATGAACCTCAATATTGATGGTTATATGTATTCAATTATTAAAGAAATTCTTAATTCAGAAAAAACTAATTCAGAGTATTTGGATAAAGATATGAGAATTAAAGTTTGTAATTATTGTGGTGTCATTTACAATGAATCCAGAATAAGGCTTGAAGAAAATTATTATAATGATAACTTAATAGCCGAAGGAGAACTTAGTGTAGCGGATACTCCCGGTACTACCACATTATACATAGCTCCACCCATAAGCACAACTTTTGATGCTAATTTAGCCGTAACTTTTAATGGAGATTTTACTGACCGACTTACCGTTACAAACAACAATTTAAACAACAATTTTATACCACCACCAGAACCAGTTCCTAATATGAGAGCTTAATTAATTGAAAACCCAACTTATTGGTGGGTTTTTTAATAAAGTTATTTCTTTTTCTTACTGGCTAAATATTTGTCTAACGGTAAATCGCTTGGTTTTATTGGACTATATGGTTTTTCCCACTCTTTTCTCCACTCACCTCTTTCGTATTGAACAGGTGAAGGTTTAAAGTTTTTTCTCATTTTCATATTTGTTATATCATTTTCATCATCATCTTCTTCATAATCAAATCCGTAATCTTGAATCTCATCATTTTCGTCATCAATATACTCATCTTCAAAATCAGACTCAAAATCTTCATTTATGATTTTTTTAATTATTTGAACTAATTCTGATTCAGTTAATTTTACTATCTTTTTCATTTATACTATTTTATTATAAATAGTTATAATCAGACTATTTATTGATGAATATGGCAAATTTGCAAGAACTATACGACAAATATCAGGTTACTGAAAAGAATATGTCCACAGGTAACTTTAAGAAATTGGAAAAAACAATATCCGAGTTAGAAAAATTGGATAAAGTTTTATTGTTAACCTGTTCAAATAGATATAATTGGGATGAGAACAATGTTGATATACCTAAATCAACTATTTTAGCTATGATTATCCAAGAATATCTTGGAAATAAGGGAGTCCTTATTGATGTTCCTGAACTTAATATAGTTCCTTGTGAAGGAAATGTTTCAAGAAAAGATGGTAATAATTGCGGATTAAAAAAGGCTCTTCTTAAGAGTGATACAAAAAATCCATCAGGATATCACAGATGTTGGGCTAGTCTTAATGAGAAATCTGATGAACTTTGGAAAATAACCAAAGAATTGTTTGACTCAAATGCTGTAATATTTTTTACTTCGGTAAGATGGGGCCAAGCAAATATGTTTTATCAAAAATTAATAGAAAGATTAACTTGGATTGAGAATAGACATGCTACTTTAGGCGAAAGTAATATTGTTGAAAATATACAGTCAGGATTTATTTGTGTTGGACAAAACTGGAAAGGTGTTGATGTTGTTGATACACAAAGAAAAGTTCATACATTTTATGGTTTCAAACCTAATGATAAATTTTATTGGAATTGGCAATACACAACCAAAATCACTGATGAAACTCAAGAATCATATAAAGATGCTTTTCCTACTTTTGTTGATAAGTTTAAAGTTAAAGAATTATTATAGATTATTTCTTATCTTCTTTTAATAAGGTAGTTCCATCTTCTTCATCCATTTTTTGGACCAACATTTTATCTTTATCCGTGTCACTAAACCAATAATCAATAATTTTACCGTAACTACCAATAAATGCTCCCAACATTAAAAGAAGTAGTTCTTTCCATTGTTCGGACATTGTTGTATTTGAAGATATCGCAAACCCAATTCCTAATATCAATCCTAAAAAAGTTAAAAGTACAATCGCACTAATAACTAATCTTTTTTTCATCACTGAACTTAACAATCTTCTGAACGAGTGACCATCTGTATTTTTTTTCATAATTTAAATTTTTACCAAGAGTTTGATTAAGACAAACATAGTTGTTTTGAATATCTCTAAATTAACCATCGTTATTGTTTTTTTTAATAAATAGTTTTAAACTTGAGTTATGTTTTTTAAATCACTTTTTGCCCTTATTTTAATAATAGTAAGACTTTTAGTATCTGTAAAAGTAATTTCTTGGTTAATATTAAATTTTTTTAATAATATACCTCATCCTATTTCAGAAATAGAAGTTTATCTTGTAATAATTTTGTTGGATATTTGGTTGTTATCCAACAGTACTGAAATTGTTATAAGAAAAGTTGAAGATTAATTAATTATAAAAATTATAAGATAAGTTTTTTCTTGATATTTATAGAAACCAAGATACTAACCTAAGAAATTTAGAATTTCAGTGGATTGCCGTGTCTTTGGTATTAATGTAAAACCAAGATATAAAATGAAAAATCTATCCAAAGAAGAGTTATTGAGTAGGATGGAGGCGATTAATAGAAGTAACGCCCTTATTTATTTTGACCTTACTGGAAAAATTTTGGGTGTTAATGCGATTTTTTTGAAAGCAATGGGATATGGGGAAGATGAGCACGCGGAAATTGTTGGTAAACATCATAGTATTTTTGTATGTGAAGATTATGCAAGGTCGTTGGAGTACGAAAAGTTTTGGGACATATTAAGAAGTGGTAAGTATTATAAAGGAGAATTTGAAAGAAGGAAAAGAGATGGTAGTCTTATCAACTTACAGGCGACATACAACCCTATTTTTGATGAGAGTGGTACAATTACTAAAGTAATGAAAGTTGCTACTGACATTACTGCAATTGTTAATAGTAAAAAACAAGTGGACGCAATTAACAAAAGTACTGCCACTATTACTTTTGATATGAATGGTTTTATTTTGGATGCTAATTCTATTTTCTTAGAAACAATGGGTTTCAAATCTAATGAAAAAAATCAAGTTGTTGGAAAACACCATAGTATTTTTGTCAGTTATGAATATTCAAAATCCGATGAGTATATTAAGTTTTGGCAGAACTTAAATAATGGTAAATTTTTAGATGGGATATTTGAAAGAAAAAAAGTAGATGGTTCTACTATCTATTTACAAGCAACATACAATCCTGTCTTTGATAGTAAAGGAAATGTCACAAATGTAATTAAAATTGCGACTGACGTTACTGAATCGGTAAATAATAAAAAGGAAATTGATTTATTATCAAAAGATTTGCAACTACAGTTAAAGGAATCGGAGAAACTAAAAGATGCCATCGAAAAGGAGAAAAATGTTGCTTTGAACGATTTAGATGCAACTCTTAAAAAGAGTCAAAACGAACTCATAAAAATTATCGTTAAATGTGCATTGGGAGTTATTATTAGTGTTGGATTCATAACTACAATAATGTACTCATTTGCACTTCTTACACAGAAAGATACTCAAATAATTGGTTCAACTTGGAGTAATATGTTCAGCGTATTACTTACAAACGCCTTCTCAATAGTTGGCACAATTATGGGTATTAAGTACGCCACATCAGATGATAAAAAAGACAAAAAATAATAAAATGGCAACAAATCAAGAACAAAGAACTATTGATTTAGAAAAAGAAATGGCAATTGATAAAGGTAAATCCGATTTAGTAGAAAAATTAGTTTTTATTTTATTTCCAGTATGTGTATCGGCAATCGGATGGCTATTAACTCAAGTAAATGTGTTGAATGATAAAATTACTGTGCTAGAAAATAAAGTTGCCATAGTTGTAAATGCAGAAAATAAAGCAATTCCTGTACAAGGGACTACAATTGAACTTGAGCAGTTGAGAGCTAATGCTATGCAAGCTAGGTCAGATATGAAAATGGATTTATACAACGTAATATATGAAGTTAAAGAAAATGCAATGCAAGAAAGAGCTGATATTAAAGCTCGTTTACAAGTATTAGAAGATAGATATAAAAGATAACTAAACTCTCATCAATTAAAAATGATTAAATATTTATAATGTAATAAACATTATAAATATTTTTTTTGTGCCTAAAATAAAAGTATTTATTAATAAAAGATAAGATATGTCAGAGAAAACATCACCGAAAGAATTTGAAAAATTATTATCCTCAATAATGAACAAGAGATTGTTTATTAGTATAACAGTTCTAATAACATTTTTAGGAATAATCGGAGGTATTGGTTTTGCAATTTCAATGCATACTGAAATGGCCGAACAATGGAAAGAATTACTTCTCCTACTATTAGGAGCCTTTATTGGTAGTTATGGAAAGATAATTGACTATTGGTTTAAAGATAATGATAAAGATAAAATGTTGGTCCAAAAAATGGACGAAGAAGATGGTGTTTCATTATCAGATACCTCACAAATGGATTTAACAAATCCAGAACCAACACCGATTATACCTGAAGATATACAAAATGCAATGGAAAGTACCCCCCAAGTCGACCCACAATTCACCACAGAAGATACCCCCCAAGTCTCCCCCCAAGTCGCCCCCCAAGTCGAAGTGGAAATTGACGAAGATGGTGATGGTACTATGGACGGTATAGATAAGGATGGTGATGGTGATATAGACGAATACTTTGCACACAGATATTGCGACCACGTTTGGGGGGATAAAGATGGTGACGGACAGGAAGAGTGTTTAGTTTGTGGAATAATCAAAGAAAATTAATAAGTATGTTATTTAAAGTAGGGTCACAAGGAGATGACGTAAAAAAACTCCAAGCAAAATTAGGGTTAACCGCAGATGGTGTATTTGGTCAGGGAACTGCTAAAGCAGTTAAAAAATGGCAAATAGATAATGACGCAAATCCTGATGGTATTGTGGGTAGTGAAACATGGAATAAAATGTTTGGTCCACCACCACAAATTATAACCGAACCAAAACAACCTCAAACTTCTTCAATATCAAGTGTTAGTGGGTTAAAACTAAAAAATTTAAAAGGTCATATACCTGACTCAGTTATTGCACAAATACCTGATACGGCATCAAAATTTAAAATTAATACACCATTAAGATTGGCACATTTTTTGGCTCAATGTAGTCATGAATCTGGCGGATTTAAAATAGTTCAAGAAAATTTGAATTATTCATCCACCGGTTTAAAAAATACGTTCTCAAAATATTTTCCTGGAAATTTAGCAGAATCATACGCAAGACAAGCTGAAAAAATAGGTTCAAGGGTTTATGGTGGTAGAATGGGAAATGGCTCGGAGGCAACAAAAGAAGGTTATAGATTTAGAGGGAGGGGACACTTACAACTTACTGGTAAAGATAACTATAACGCTTTTGGTAAAGCAATAAATGAAGATGTTATTTCAAATCCTGATTTGGTATCAACAAAATATCCATTATTGAGCGCTGCTTGGTTCTTCCAAAGATGTTTACCAAAATGTGATTTAGGTTCTTCAACTGAAGCTATAACAGCAGTATCTAAATGTGTTAATGGCGGCACTATTGGGTTGAGTCAACGTATTCAAGAGTTTCAAAAATTTTATAAATTATTATTTTAAATACATATAATTATGAACAATTGGTATGTATATAGACATATAAGACTAGATAAAAATGAACCATTTTACATCGGTATTGGTAATAAAAAAAATTATTTACGTGCATACGATGTGGAAAAAAGGAATGAAATTTGGAAAAAAATTTATAAAAAAACAAATATTGAGGTTGATATTTTATTTGATAATATAACAAAAGATGAGGCATCAGTTAAAGAACAGGAATTTATAAAATTATATGGTAGAAAAGATTTAAATACTGGTTTATTATGTAATATGACAGATGGTGGAGATGGAATTTGGAATTGTAAAAGAACGTCTTTTACCAAAGAAAAATTAAGACAACAAAAACTAGGTAGTAAAAATCCTCAATATGGAAAAAAACAAAGTGAAGAAATAAAAATTAAAAGAGGAATATATAAAAAGGGAAGAAAAGCGTCTGAGGAATCTATACGTAATCGTATTTTAGGTGCAATTAAATCTGGACAAGCAAAAAAAACATTAGTTATAACTTATGTTAGTGGTGAAGAAATTGGAATTTTTAATTCTTTAAATGATGCTCTTAGACATTTAGGAATAGATATAAAATATAATTCTAAAGCTAGTTTAGTTGCAAATGGTAAACGGAAACAAACTAAAGGATATATATTTAAATTTTTGTAAAACACTTTAACGAATTTTATAATTTATTAAAATAATACTTCCTGTGATGTCAGCAAGTTGATTTTTTTGATTTTTTTTAATATTTATTATCGCTATCACTCCCGGAGTGTTCTCATATATCCTTTCCAAAAGACCCGCAAATTTATTTGACGGGTCTTATTTTTTTTGTATATTTGCTATATGGAAGAAATAAAAATTATTGGAATATTTTTTTTATGTACATTTGTTTGGATGGCGTTTGAGGTTTGGAGAGCTCCTACATATGATGACAAATCTAATGGTAAATACACTGAGATAGAACCAACAAAAAAATTATCTAACTTTTTTAAAAGAAGAAAAAAATGAAAATATTATTTGCAGACAGTTTCGGAAAGTCACTAAAAAGATTGGTTTGGCATCAAAAACCAATCTATAAAGTTTATGAATTATTCAGATACAAGATTCCAATGTTTTTTGAGAACCTTTGGTTTTTTAGAAAATCACTTTGGGAATTTAGGTCTTGGGATTATTCATTTAATCTTCAAATGCTTGGTCGCTCTCTTGAAAAAACTGTCAATACCATTGAATATCATGGTCATGAGGTAGATGATTCAAGAATGAAGAAAGTTCAAAAAATGAAACGAGTTATTGAATTACTTGGTCATCTTCGTTCTGATTCATACATTGAAATGGCAGAAAAAGAATTGGGTAAAATTAAAGATATTGATTGGGATTTTGAAGAGGTTAAAGATAATCCCGATTATTTTCAACTCATTGAACCAAATTCTGAAGAAAAAGAACATAACAGAAATGTCTATAATAGAGCGGACGAGATTGAAAAAGAAGAATGGAAAGAGATTTGGAGAATCCTTGAAGGTCAAGACCATAGTGAGTATGTTAAATTGGTGGAATCAACAAGTGATGAGGATAGAAAGAAAACTGATTTGTGGTATAAATGGTTTGATGGTAGCGGCGCTAAACATTGGTGGGATTAGTGGATATTTAAATACAAATAAAATTATTTTATGATTGGAATTATATTGTTTATCTTAGCGTTAGTATTATCTCTCGTATGGTTATGGGCTGGTGGAATTGACTACATGTTAAAAAACCACCATGATTACAAAGGAGAAGATTTTTTAAATTGGACAGAAGACGAAAAAAACGACATTTTATGAAAATAACATTCATCAGCGACACTCACAACAAACACAAGCATCTCACAAGTAATGCCTATGGTAATATACTTGGAAGTGGTCATGTTCTTGTCCATGCTGGTGATTGTACTAGTGTGGGTAAGAGTCACGAAATTGTTAATTTTTTGGATTGGTTCAGTAATACTGATTTTACTCACAAAATCTTCATTGCAGGAAATCATGACTTTGGATTTGAATTACATACTGACATTGCAGATGAGTTCAAAGAAAAGGGAGTTCATTATCTTTTTGATAGTGAGGTTGTAATTGATGGGGTAAAGTTCTATGGTAGTCCTTGGCAACCTGAATTCTATAATTGGGCATTCAATCTTCCAAGAGGGGAAAAATTGGCTGAAAAATGGTCTAAAATACCTCCAAACACAGATGTATTGATAACTCACGGACCTGCTTTTGGCATGTTAGACCATACAATCTCAGGTCAACAAGTTGGTTGTCAGGATTTGTTTCACAGAATCATGGAAGTTCAACCTAAAATTCATGTTTGTGGTCATATACATTGGGCTTATGGTCAAAAAAACTTTAATGGTGTTGAATTCTTAAACGCATCTGTTCTTAATGAAAGATATGAGTATGAAAACAAACCAATTGTTGTTGATTTTGATGTTGAAACAAAACAAATTGATTATCCATGAAAAATAAAATAAATGATGGTCACTATTTGGAGTTAATGGATAGGTTACATGTATTAATGTGTAATTTGGAAGACCATTGTGTAAAACATCCTGTATCCAAAAAAAATAAAGAAATAAAATTTAAGTTAGAATACGCTTTAGGGCAACTATGGGACGCATACCAAGAAATTGGTAACGAATCAGTAAAAAAAAATGAAAATGGAATACAAAAAACTATATTTAGACGACATAAGAACTCCAAAGACTGAGGGTTGGGATATTGTTAGGTCTTACGAAGAATTTGTTGATTACATTCTACTAAACGGGATGCCTGATGAAATTTCTTTTGACCACGATTTATCAAAAGAACACACCAAATATTTTTTTAATAATGGAGGTCATGAAAATCCGCCAAATCCACAAGAAACAGAGTTTAATGAAAAAACAGGTTATGATGCGGCAAAATGGGTGTGTAATTATTGTTTAAAAAATGAATTACCGATTCCTAAATGGAATGTACATTCGGCAAATCCTGTAGGAAAAGAAAATATTACATTTTTATTGAGGAACTATGAAAAACAGTTAAATCAATAAAAAAAGGTCAGAATAATCTGACCTTTTTTTGTATCATAAAAGTTATTTATTTTTCTTCTGTTTCTACGGTTATGTTGGTATACACTGGACGTTCGTAAAATCTTATTAAGTTATTTTCTATTTGAGTAATTTTATCTTTTTTATTTTTAAATAAAATGAACTGATTTGTCATTGGATTAACAAACATAAAAACGTCCACATTCTTTTCAGAATATTTACTAGTATTCAAATAACAAGTCACCTCAAAAAAAATATTCCCCTCTGAATCTATATATGAACTAACACTTATAAGTGGTTTGACCTGTACATTATATGGAGTAGGTTTATAATCAATTCTTATATCAATACCTTGTATAGTGTCTCTAAAATCTCCAGAACAATACCTTATAATTTTTGTGTTTGGAAATCGTCCTTTTAGTACTTCAACAGCGAAATCTTCATTCTTATTACCAATCATTATTGTATGCATATTCAAATCCACCAATTCTTCTGTATACTTTCCGTCAGGACCAAACAAATCGTTTCTATTTTCTTCAATCCAACTTTCAAATGAAATTGGGTTTAAAGTTTGTTTGTTATTTTCAGAAAATAAGAATTCTAATCTTTCTTTGACTTTAAAATTTGTATCAAAACGATTCAGTATTGACCATTTGTCATTTTCTGAATGTGGAAATATATTTATCACCCCAAAACCTGTTTGACAATTATCATCAGGATTAGGTGCTTTCCCCCACATTCCGAGAGGTTTATATATCAATTCTAATTGGTGTCTTATGAGTGCAGGTATACTGTATGAAGACTTGTAAGATTCTAATAAAATTTTTATTTTTTTCCTTAATATGGTTTCGTCCATCATCATATTTTTTATTTATTTTTCATATCCTTAACTATTTCACCCATCGTTTTTTTCTTATTATTCCAAGGTTTGAATGAGCGTTTCCATTTATACTCTACTTCAACAGGTCCAAATGTAGTTTTCCTTGTATCATATCTCCAAATGGAAATAGATTCTTCGTCCTCATAAACGACTTCCCATTTAACGGGTTTTGATTCTAATTTTTTTTCGAATGGCATGTTACAAAGATATGAAAAATTATATTTTTCCTTCTCTTGAAGAGAAATAGTCTACTGATAGAGGAGCATAAACTTTTTCCTTTTCTTTTTTTCTACAATAACTGTGTTCCTTACAAAAATATTCTTCAAATCCTCTAATTCCGCCTATTTCAAAATCATACTTATCATTAACCTTCGAAAGTTCGGGTTTGATAACTTTTGTACATTTAAATTTATCAATCAAGTTGTATTTTTCTCTAAACGTACTTTTAACTTGTACTGGAACCCAATAATCTGAATTATCTCTCATTTGTTTTATAAGAAAATCAATACCTAAAATCATATCAACAAAAGAATAGTCATAGTTATATTTTTTATAAACAATTTTATTATCTTTTAACATATTTTCAAATAATTGTTCAGTTTGAAAACCTTTTTCCCTTACTTGTACAAGGGCTCTCATGAAATTATCATGATATTCTGATTTTTCGACTTTGAATTCTTGTGGGTTTAAAATTTTATTTAATAGTAAAATTTTATTCGGAGTCTTGACTAATTTTTTGTTTTCACCCACTTTATCATTTTCAATTCCTTTTCTAGGGTCAATAAGTTGAACATTTGGATAAAAAAAATGGTCGACCCAATTTTCTATAAAAAATTTACTTGGTGTTTTTTGTCTTGTAGTCCAAGTTCTTACTTGTTCTATTAAATCTTCATAGAAAAAGGTCACCAAAACCGCCATAGCGGTATAATTGGTATTTAATCTATTGATTAAGTGATAATTACCGTTCCCATCTTTGAAATAAACGTTGTATTTAGACATCCATTTTTCTCTCAACTCTTTTGCGATATTTTCTGCATTCGGACAATTCTTTGATAAATCTTTAACAACTTCGTCAATTTCATCTAATCCATTTTTTACAATGTCAGACTCATTATTTAATTCTTCCATTTGGATTTTGGATATTCTCTTGTTACTCGAAAAATACGTTTTAATCAAAGATTCCATATAGGGAGAATATTCTGAAAGATTTTCTGATATATGTGATTCTACAGATTTACAAAACTCTCTTAGATTGATGTCTTTAAATACCGTGCACCCTTCAATCTCTTTAGATTTTTTTTCTTCAATTAAAAGAGTCAGATACTGACTTTCAGTAATAATAATTTTCATTAATAATAAATATCTAATGTAAATAAAAATCCCCTCCAATAAAGAGGGGACTTAAAATATAAACATTATTGATTATTAATCCTTATCACTATTAAAACTATAACCATTGCCAAGTGTTTCATAACAATCTTCTTGAGTTTCTTCAAAATTGTTTGGAGTTCCTTTAACGTTTACAAATACTAATTCTGGATATTCACATAAATTAACTCCACTAAAATCAGCATTTTCACAATTACTAAAATTAATAAATTTAACGGTTTTAGGTAACTTTGAAATTGCTTTTTGTACTGATTTAGAATTAAATCCATCTAAAACAACAAAATCTTTATTAGATTCGTGTTTTAAATTTCCTGATTTTCCCATACTACGAATGTCATTTCTTTCACTATCATATGAAAAATCGGATTCAAAATTGTCATTATCTAAATCATTTTCAAGTTCGTCAAAAAAACTATCATCTTGTTCTTTAATTACTCTTTTAACCAATCTGACTAAATCAGATTCAGTTAATCTTACTATTCTTTTCATAAATTTTTATTTTATTATAAATACTCAAAAAAAATAAAAATCCCCCTACAATAAAGAGGGGGACTTAAATTAACTTTCAGGATTTTCCCCTGTGTCTTTTTTGTTGATGAACTTATCAACACTTGCAATACCAAAACAGGCTATTGTTAACCATTTGAATGAGTCATAAATAAATTCATTTATAACTAAATCCTTACCTATGGCACCTGTAATAATATCTGCAAGAGCAAACATAGACATCATAATAAATGACATAACTCCGATAACGGCTTTTTCGTTAATTGAATTGTCATCGCTAAACATTGACGATAGAAATTTTTTCATAGTATTTGGTAATTTACTTACCAATAAATATAACAAAAAAGGGAGACCGTCGCCTCCCTTTTTTTAGTCCCCGTCAGGACAATGTGTGTTTAATTTTAAAGGTTCGGCAATTTAAACGGTGCCGTTAGAGAAGGACGCTCTCCTTTTTATTCAATTTAAAGTCTGAACAAAAACCTATACAAAAAAGACCTGGTTATGTTTTTCCAATTTCGGAAGGAGTTAGATTACCAATCTGTAGGTCCGCCCGCATTTATTCAAGTTATATTTTTAATATTTAGAGAGGAGAAAAAGTAACTTTGGTGAGTATAGGGAAACAACCAAAAAAAATTCCTCTGTCCTTATTTCTTTTACAAATATACGAGAGATTTTACAACCTGTCAAATTTATTAAAGAAATTTCTGTGGTTGGGAGTGGAATCGAACCACTGGCACACGGCTTTCACACCGATGCTCTACCTATGTGAAGTCATGCTTCACAACTGAGCTACCACAACCATATGTGAAAAAACTTGAATTGAGTAACCTGAGTATCTTTCATTACCTATGGGCCTCAATTCTTTTACAAATGTATGAAGTATTTTTGAACCAATCAAATTTTATCTTAACATATCTAAATAAAATTTTACCGTTCTTCTTAAGATAGGTTTTTCTACTGATGTGAATGTATCTTCTAATACGGAAGATATTTTATTAACCAAATACTTCTTATTTTGAGAAAGCATATACAATTTGTCATCCACTAAAATCTGTTTGACTGGAGAGTCCATAAATTTCATATTGAATTCATAAACAGGGTAATTCCTCCTCAAATGAATTAAAATTTCATTTGAATAATTTCCTTCATATTTCTTACGAATATCTTCTTTTTCTTGCTCTGATAATATCATATAAATAAATATATCAATATTTATCTTCAAAAGGTATATATGAAATAAATTAGTATTTTATTATATTTCAATATGAAAACTCCAAAACAAAGGTATATAAACATCATTGAGAAGTACCTTAACGTCCTTAAAAAGGAGGAAGTGGAGTTGATGTATGGTAAAGGTTCTAAAATCAAAATACATACCTTAAATCCGTCTATAACGACTAATTCTATATTGGTTGAGTCTGTGATTATTTTGGGAGATTCCATAAATGAAGAAGTCTTGGATAGGTCTTTAGCTGATTACCTAATCCAAGACATCGTATATCTCATTTTTCCTGAAGCATCTATTAAGTGTATGGTAAGATGGGATGTTTAATTTTTTTTCTAATTTAAATTTGTTTTCATATATTTGCATCATGAAAACAAAAATATCGTTATTCATTTTAACATTTATTTTATTTGTAGGAATTTTTGCAAATTCATCTGATAAATCAATTAAGAATGATTTTTTACACACTTCTAAAAGATGTACTGTAAAAAAAATATCTTTTGGAACCGGAGATATTTTTATTGTAAAAATTTTCAAAAATAAAATGAGCTATAAAGTAGATAGTAAAAATGACGAAAATGTTGATTTTTATCTAAATTCTAATTTTTTCACAAATCAATCCCCAATTGGAGAAGTTTTAGTTAATGGGAAATTAATAAATAAAAAAGTAAAGATGGGAGGATATTTTACTTCAAACGGAGGTAACCCAACAATAACTTTATATAGTAGACCTTCGTCTTTATACTCTACTCAAACAAAATACATAGGAATAAAGAATGGTGTTTTAAACGAATCAATTTTTAAATCAAGACTTTCTAAATGGAAAACATACAGAACTTTATTAGGTAAAGACAAAGATGGTAATTTAATATTAATACATTCAGGAAGAAATGGTTTAGTTAGTATTAAAGATATTTCTATCATGGGTAAGTCTGAAGGGATGATAGATGCCCTTATATTTGATGGGGGGTCTTCTATTGAGGTTTTAGTTAAAGATGGTAATTATACTCATTGTTATCATTCGGTATCTGACATAGATAAAAAAAGACTAAAAATACATAAGCCATTTACATATATAACAGGAAAATTTAATTGATTTTTTCAATACCATTTAAACATTCATAATTTGACATATACCCTGCGACTTCTTTAACATAATTGTGAGTAGTTAATGGGACTCCCTCATATTCTCCTTTATACTTTTCAGTCATTTTGTTCGGAATATAGTTTGGTATTTCTTGAGGTAATACCGTTAAAATTAAATTTGGTTGTTTCTTAGGGTATGGTAAATATTTATGGTCTTTTGCATTACATGGTGCTGCATAATTTTTATCATTTGTTTTACACCATTTAATTGGTTTTCCGATATTATGTGCGGCTATTGAAATATCTAACGCCCCGTTACCTGTTCCAGGAGTGTTTGTTGCTTTTGATGATGAATATCCTACCGTTTTTGCTAATTTATAATTATTTACTAGATTAACTATTGCCCCCATTCCGGCGCCAATTACAGTATATATTTGGTCTCCATTTATGTTGAACAATTTTTCCATATTAAGATTATTCCATGTTGATAAACGTATTTGTGCCGGACCATAACTACCTGTTCTACCACCCAACTTGTGTTTTCTTGCCCATTCATATCTGTTTAAAAAATTGTACACATTTTTTTTAAAATACCTTGGGGTGATTTCAAACTGACCTTTACTAAAACTAATAAATTTGGTAAAATTAGATTCCCTACCGATAATTCCAATAGATGCTTTTAAAAACATTATTAATTCTTTTTCAGTAATTCCTAATTTTGAAATTATGTATTTTTTATTTATCATCACATAAACAACTAGTGGAACCATTGTATATGGTACGCAACTTATAATACCAAAACTTTTAATGAAATTATTAACACCAGTATTTATTTCTTTAAAGTATTTATCTTGAGCTTCGATTGCAGGGCCAATACTTTTTGGGTTATTGGACTTGTACCCAAATCTTTCTATATGTCCTGGCATTTTTTCGTCAGGTTGTTCAGATAAAATTCTTTTAATTATTTCACCTAAATCCTCCTCTGTTAACTTTATAATTCTTTTCATTTAGTAGAGTTAATATTTTTTGACACTTCATTATCAGACACAACCCAAACTATCATAGCATCATTTTTACTTAATAATTTATTAGCCGGGGTTGCATGATGTAAACCTTGGGTTTCGTTGCCAATGTTGTGTAATATTATCGGCATACCATCCTTAATTGCTGTGACAAACCCAACATGAGTGTTAAAAGTGAATTTACCTTTCACTTTCACATTACCGTCGTTCTGTAAACCTTGTAATTTAATTCTCTGACAGAATGCTTGCCCTTTATTTGTTGATGCATTATAATACATCCCTACAATATCTCCAAGCTGTAAATTTTTATAATTAAATGAAGTTCTTTGTGGATAACTATTTGTAACTATTTGAGGAATATTTCCTTTGCATTTTCCATCCATGTGGTCATCTTTATAACAATCACATATCTGAGGACTTACTTTGTTTTTAACTAAATTGGTATAAATTTCATTCCATTTAATATCATCAGTTCCAAACATGTTGTATTTTTCAACACCTTTAGCTTTCATATTTTGAAAAGCAAACCATGCATTTGATTTACGCTTAACCAATTCTTCATTGTATGTTGATAAACATTTTATCATATACGCAGCACACCTTTTATCGTCACCAGTGCTAATTATTGTGTCTTGTTTAGAATTTATTTTTGAACATTCTTCTTTTGAAATTCCAACACATGTATATTTTTCTTGTTTAGGTTCAACTTTTAGTGAATTCTTACTTTCGTATCTTTTTAATGCTGCTTTTGTTAGAGTACCAAAATACCCTGTTGGGGTCATCGATTTAGTTTTTAAAAATCCTAATTTAAATAATTTTGACTGTAATTCTTTTACATCATTAATTTGTTTTGGATTATTTCTTCCTCCGTCACCTAGTTTCAAGTTTTTTGGGTTAATATTTTCTTTATTTGCATTTGGGTTTAAAGGTGAATATGTGGGTATGAGAAACTTAGATTGCTCATTCAAAACTTTTTTAACAATTTTTTTTAAATCTTCCTCAGTCAGTTTTATTACTTTCTTCATAATTTATATTGCTCCGGAATTTATTCTACTATGCAATTCATTATTTTCTTTTTGCAAGAATTCAACTTTAACTGATAATGCGGCAACTTTTTCAGTTAATTGTAATATTAATTGTCTCATTTCATCTTTTTCTTTACTACCGTCTGATAATAAGGTTTCAAGTTTTATGATTCTATCTCTGCAATCGTTCTTCATAAAATCTTCATCCTTTTCTTTTCTCATTGCTCTTTTTTCCCAATATCTCCATCCGCTTGTGGAGCCTAAAACGGTAATTGCTGTAATCATTACTGCCCATATTGATGAATTATCCATTAACAATTTTATTATAAATACCTCATTCTAATAAAAAATCTTTGATTAATTATATTTCCGTTATTATAACTTCCGAACCCATCATAGACTCAATAAAATATTCAATATCAGAAATATTATATTCCAAAGTATGTTTAACGCAAATAAAAATATAATAGTAATCTGTAATCCAAGAACTTGTTGAATTGTGAAATCTACTTTTTTCACCACATTCAATTTCATTTATTAATATTAAATTAGGATAATACTTTTTACATATTTTTTTCACAAATTTTATTATTGATTCCTTATTTTTTGACATGATTTATATATAATAGTTATTAAAAAAAAATGTCCCATATGGGACATTAATATTATAAAATAAATGAGACAAATTCAATTACTGGCCTTTAATCATTGCCAAGCCGTGTTTGATATATTCTTTGGCTCTGTTTGATACGTGGTCCATTTCAAAAACTTTTTCAATATCTTTAACAAGTTCTTCACCGTGTTTGTTTTCTTTGTAAAGTTCAATAATTTTATCCATTGATTTATTACATTCTTTCTTTGTTTCGTCAAAATAATTGTAAGGCTTATATGATTTAAGATTGTTAACAAGTTTAAACGCCAAATCTTCACCACCATCAGTAATTTTAGGATGTAATCTTGCTGTTTTTAATAGCTCAAGAACGTCTGTAAGTGCGTTAATTCCCGACTTTCTAAGTTGTACACCTTCAATATAATCCTCTACATCATCTCCACCAACAATTTCGTCTAAACTCTTTGTATTTCCTTTGTGACAGAATAACCTTTCTTCTTTTTTAGATGATTCTGATTGTTCAAAAAAATATTGATTTCTAATACTTGTTTTTTCTTCTTCTGTTAATATAAATCTCCTGTTCATATACATAAATATTCTATCTAATTAAATAATTATTATTATGAAAAAAATAATTATTATTCCGTTATTATTATTGACTTTTTTATCATTTAGTCAAGACACTGTTAGATTAACACATAATAAGTTTACGACAATTTACTCAAAATCTAAAGCGTATCCAGTATTAGTACAATGGTGGGTTACAAAAAAACAAGTTTCCTGTCCAACTCCATTAAAAAGAAATGACAGATTTGTTCCTGACCCTTTATTACCAAAAGAAACTGATTTGGCTATGTATTATAAAGGAAGTGGACTTGATAGAGGACATATGTCACCAGCGGCGGACAATTTATGTGACGGAGAATTGGTAATGAACGAATGTTTTTATTTTTCTAATATGTCACCACAATATCATTCATTAAACGCCGGTGATTGGAAATCATTGGAGACGTTTACAAGAGAATCTGCATTGAAATATGATTCAATTAGAGTTTGGTGTGGTAATATTGGGGAAGTTAAAAAAATAGGCAAGTTATCAATACCTGAGAAATGTTGGAAAGTTATTTACATAAAAAATCAAAAGAAATATTATTACTATATTTTCAATAACGACCAATCAAAACCTGATGGTATGTTAAATAATGAAGTTAGTCAGGTAGAATTTAAAAAATTAATCAAGTTAAAATTAAGTTTATAATGAAAATATTAAAAGAATCAGAATTAAGATTATCTATTAAAAAAGTTTTACTAGAAAGATTAGGAGTTCCTGAAGGAATATTGGAAACGGCCGAAAAGTTATATGATGATATAATTAGAGAATTAGACCAAAATACTTTTGACGAAAATGAAAAAGAATATGAATTTGATTTTAATGTAAATTACAAGATAAGTGATTTGGATATAGATTCTGTAAAAGTTTATTTTGAAATAAATAAGTGGAATAACACCTCCAAAAAAGATTACGTGATATTGGGATTTGCAACTCCATTTGAAAGTACTTCTTATAATGATAGTGAAAAGTTAACAATTGTTACTTCATTTGATGAATTTATAATTAAATTTAAATTTTTAGTTCCACAGAATTGGAAATTTGAAGAATTGGTTAATCTAATTAAGAAAGATAAATTGGATATTCTTAATTCTCTATCTCATGAATTAATGCATGCGTATGATTCTCATAAATCCGGATATGATGACGCATCTGAAAGAGCAACATATCAAGCTGCACAAAGTATATCTTTTGGAATTGAACCAATAGATAAATTTTTACATTTTTTATATTTTACACATGCGACAGAAAATGTGGTTAGACCAACTGAAATTGCAATGGCAATTAAATCAGGTAAGGTTAGTCAAAAAAATTTTTTAAATTTCTTGAAAGATAATGAAACATATAAAATGTTAGACGAAGCCAAAAATTTTTCATATGAAAAACTAAGAAAGGAATTAAAGGACTTTATTCCTAACATAGATAAAATCGGAAAAAAAATGAACCATAATATGGGTTCAAATGATGAAGAAAAAATAGATGAGATATTAAGAATAGTTTATGTTAACTTAATTAATAATAAAGCTCAGTCTTATGTTAACCTAATGACTTCAAACATTATAGAAAAAATGCTTGGTTTGCAGGGTAAAAAGGGAGAACACTTTCAAAAATTTCTCAGAAAAATACAAAAATTTAATAATACTAAATATTTTTTTAAAAATGAAGAAAAATTATTTAAATTTGTTGCAAATAACATGATTAAAAAAATATCAAAACTTTATGACATGACAAAATCAGAAAACAAATCAATTAAAGATTGGGATTTATACCACAAAGTTAATAACACAGATAAGAACTTAACAACAGAAATTAAATTCAAAGTAAAATAAAAAAACCACCGTAAGGTGGTTTTCTTTTAATAAAGAGTTTCAAATATTTTTTTTGATAACATATCTTCGTTGTCAAAGGCTTCTTTTTCCCAAGGCCTATTATCATAATCAAGGGAAGACAAATCATATTTTTTTAAATTCCAAGTTATTTCACCATTTTCATAAAACAATTGTCCTGAGTTATACTGATATATGTGAATAATTTCATGTGAAATTACTTTAATCGCCTCGCCCCTACTCATTTCGTCAATGTATAAATAATACACTCCATCAAAAAAACGAACATGAGCTTTTAATTCACCATTAAATTGTTCTTTAGCTTCATCACTTAATTTGTCAATAACAACATATGAGCCCATGATACCTTGTGATGACAATCCAACACTCAATATTGTGTCATAATATGAAGGCAATCTGTTGTTTGTAATTGTATTACCATTTGATTCAAATAATTCAACTTGATTAAAATACCCATAATCTTCCTCCGCAGATACCGTTAAATAAAGTGCTCCAATCAAAAATATTGAAAGTATTATTCCTGTAATTATTAATAATTTTTTTTTCATATCTTATAAATATTAAACCCCTTACGTAAATAAGGAGTTTAACATTAAATTAATTCTATTGAATTTATTTTATTTCCTTGTTGTATTTGGTCTATTATTTCTAAACCATCAACTATTCTACCAAAACAAGTATGATTTCCATCAAGATGTTGTGTGTTTTGTCTACTGTGGCAAATAAAGAATTGTGAACCACCTGTGTTTCTACCTGCATGTGCCATAGAAAGAACACCTTTATCGTGGAATTGCTTTGGTGATGATACCTCACACTCAATAGTATAACCAGGTCCACCATTACCAATCCCATTTGGACACCCTCCTTGAGCAACAAATCCAGGAATAACCCTATGAAAGTTCAATCCATCATAGAATTTTTTACCAATAAGGTCTAAAAAGTTTTTTACTGTGATTGGGGTTTCATTGTCATATAATTCTGCAATCATATCCCCTTTTTCTGTTGAAATTTTTACTCTGCTCATAATTTTTTTTTTAAATATAATAGTAAAAATCACAAAATACAAGTATTATTCATTTCTTCTTTTCTGATGGCAAATGTTGATATTTTTTCACCTATTTCAGATAGAATATTTACAGTCCATAATCCAAATTTATAGTCAGTAACTTCTATTTTTTCTTCAGAAATAAATCCCATTTCAACTAATCTCATCTTAAAACAAAAATTACATTTTTTACATGGAACTTTTTGTAAAGTATCAATTTTTTTAAAAATACTCATAATAAATTATTGATGTAGTTTTTGTGTTTGGTTAAAGATAATATTCATTTTGACTTTCAATTGTTCAATAATCTTTTGGTCCTCTTCTGAAACTTCAAAAGATTTACTTTTTATTTCTCTAATCTGTTCTTCAATTAAATTATATCTCCTAATACCTTCATTGTATATAAGAGCCCTTTGTTCATTTGTTAAATTCATATTATGTAATGTTATGCAAATATAAAAAAAAAATGAATACCTTATGATATTCATTTTTTTTAATTACGTGCAGAGTATTTTATTTTTTTTTTACTAAATCGGCAACATCCTGAGCGTCTTGTTGAACATCTTTTGCTTCGGCAATAACATCTTTAACTGAGTTTATTGCTTCTCCAACCGCTCCAATGTTTTTATGTTCTACAACATCAATAACTTTATCTGCGGCAATTTCAGCTGTCTCAACTACATCTTCAAGATTTTCTTCAATCTTATCAATGTCGCTTAATGTTTTTTTAGCTTTCTTTTTTTGTTCGGCAGATAATAATGTTGTCTCATCAACAAATTTATTTGCCTTTTCTTCTAAAACATCAATTTTACTAAATAATGATTTCAAAAATGCGAATAACTTTTTCATAATGTATTGTTTACATATAAATACATTTTGTTTAGTTAAAATTTTTAATAAGCAACATTATTTGACCGAACATCAATGTAAAAATCTGAATTTTCATACTTTTTTAGCATAAAAGGTGGAATACCCATAGTTGAGGGTGGGTCAGGAGATAATTTATAACCCAAATAGTCGTTAATATCTTTAATTATAGTTTCTCTGAACACTCTACTATCATTTCTAACGTTTGGGTCTTCCTGATTATACCAAACAATGATATATGGAAGATTATACATGTTATAGGCAACACTAATCTCTTCAATATTCATATCTTTATAAAATACAGATATAAATTTCTTTACTGAGTCAGCGGCTGTTTTTTTATCTTTCATAAGGTATCAAATTTAAATCCATAGTTTATTTTATCCATACCAAATAAATCTATCATAGTGTGAAAATCTTCAATAATTTCCTGTTCTATTTCATATTCAGTTCCGTCCATTTGAAAAATAAAGTCAACAAAAAGTTTATCACCAAAATCATCTTTGATGATAATTTCAAAATCAATAATATCTTCATATTTTGGTAATATTATTTTTCTTATGTATTTACTAAATTGATTTTTTATTTGAGTAGTATCCATTACTATATATTTCTAGGTTCATTTAAATGGTATTTATCTTCACTATAAGGAATTGTTACTACTAATGGGTCTATACCCAATAAATCCTCAAGTCTATTAGTAACATCATTATCTATTTTTTTGAAAAAACCAGAGTCCCTAACAATATCAAAGAAAAGGGCAACAACAATGTGGTCAGTTGATTTTTTTGTAAAATTAATTTGTACTCTGTAAAGACCCTCAATTTCCATGGGTTTAATTATTTTCATAATCAATTTTGTTAATCGTTCTTCTGATATTGTGTATTCCATATTAAACAATTCTTTTAACAAAATATCCCATATTGGCCATATAAGATTTAATGAATTCAACGTAGTCGTGATGTTCCACACCAAAAACATCTCTTATTAATTGATATAAAGATTCACGAACAAACAGTAATTCATTATCCTTATCATATACCATTTGATTGTCCTGACCTGTACCCCAACTGAGGATGTCCTTTGCCTCTATGACTTCATATTTTGAAAGGTAGTCATCAAGAAATTTAACCATTATGGTACTCAATCTAGATTCGGATATAATATATCTCATAAAATATAAATATGATTGCAAGTAAAATTACTCGTCAATGTAAGCATCAATAAGTTCTTGCATGGATAAACCTAATGTATCAATTCCAAGAAGATTCATTAATTTTTCCTCACTAATTTCAGCGTCACTCGTGTCCGCAATTAACCATTTTTCAATCCTATCTTGAGCCAAATATTCTTTACCACCGGCTTTAATCAAAAACATAGGTCCAAACATATTAAGAAAATGATTTCCAGCATTTTTACTCATCATGTGTCTAAATTCAATAGGTAAATCCCAGTAATCAGTTATCATTTCTATGTTATTAGAAAGGTCCTTCTTAAAATATTTTTTTATTAAGTTTTTAACCTGAGATTCTGATATAATGTATTTCATAATTAAGCGTTCTCAACATTTATTTTAGTGTATCCCAACTCTTTAAGGTATTCCCTAACTTTATTTCTAAACGCATATAAATGAGTTTCTCTGTGTGCGTTTTCTTTATATATTATTTTCATATTAGAGTTACCAGTAACTTTTGGTTCAAATCTGATTGAATGAACATACTTACCGTCAGGCATTGCCTTAATGTGTTTTTTGATTTCTTTGTTTAAAACGTTTTTAATCCAAGCTTCTTCATTTTCAGATAATATATCAAGACTAAGATTAAGTTTTCCATGAGCAACGTTACCATATTCTATACCCAAATAATCTTCAAAAAGCTGTATTAACTTTTTTTGTAATCCATATTGGTCTAAATTTAAGGAGGATGGGTCCTTTTTTAAATAAGAAGGATAATCAACATACAAATTTACTTCAACCTCATATGGTTCATCTTCTTTAAGTTCAACTCTAACCCAACTAGGTATTTCCAATTGTTTAATTAAACGTGGAATATGTCTTTTGTATTGTTCGGTAAACTTTTCTTCGCTTCTTAATGATGGAAGAGTATATGCACCAATTTCTGCCAAGTATTTTCCATAATGTGGTATTCTAAATCTATTAAAATTAACATCTACTTCACCAAAATATCTCCTATATTTATCACCAAAAGTTTGTATCAAAAACTCTTGACCAAACTTTTTTAACAAAAAAGAAAAAGGATATTTCTTAACTTCTTCACCCAATTTATCTCCAAGCCAATTTCTAAATAAGAAAATAAATAAATCGGTAAAATCATTATCATCATATTTGCTCAAATCCTGATTAACTTGTTCAACAATAGTTTTTACCATATTAATTAGTTGAGATTCTTGTAGTGTGAGTATTTTCGCCATAAAAATAAATATATTATTTCACATAAAAATGAAAAACCCACTATTTGTTAATCATAATTGTTTCCATCATAAGGGAACGCAACACTTTTAATTTATTTCATAGAACCTCTGAACGCCTCCATGTCCAAAAATACTGTTCCGCCAACAAAAACTTTATTTAAGATATCTTGTCTTGTATTGAGATTGGCGGCTCTTGAGAATGGGGTCCCTTTCAAATTTAAATCATCGGCAACAAAGGTTAAGTTTCCAAGAGATTTGATATCTGTACCTGCTAAATTTAAACCAACTTTACCAAAAACATATGTTAGATTTCCAAGAGATTGGATAGGTGATTTAAAAAAACTCACATTACCACTAACTTTTGTTAGGTTCCCCAAAGAACGAAGTGAAGTGTGATTGGCTCTTAGATTACCCCATATTTCAACAACTGAACCGAGAGTTTCAACATCTCTTCTATCAGTTAACTCAACTGTACCAATAAGAATATAAGGTGGATTACCTTTTCTTTTTAAAAAAACTTGTAAATCATCCCAATTATTATCAAATAAATCAAATGATAATTTAAGAATTTTATCTTTTACTTTTTCTAACTGGTCTTCTGTTATGATATATTTCATTAAGAATAAATACCCAAATAAATAAAAAACCCTACCAATAAGTGGGGTTAATATATCATTCATCTTCCAATCCATCCATTAGGGTGCAATCCCAATCTGAAATATCATCGTTAAAATCCATATTTAATTTATTTAACACCCATTCCACTTTTGTCGCTTCATTAGATATTGAAACATGTGTTGTATCTACCTTGTAATTTAACACCTGATTAACCTTACCAATTTGGTGACCAGTGGATGCAGTTCTAGTTACATTATAATCTAATACCTCATCCACATTACGCAGATTTTGACCTCTAATTAAAGTTATATTCAACATATCTTCTACCGTTCTTTCTCTGTATAACTTATGAGGTTGGATTGTATCCACCTTGCAATCTAACACCTCTTCTACCCACTGAGTTGAGACACCATAATTTCCTGTAGTTTTGTTTACCTTGTAATTTAATGCCTCTTCCACCCAACTGTTATTACACAACAAACCACTACTTTTTGCATGTACCTTACAATTTAACACCTCTTCTATCCATTCTGACATAATAGATTCAAATTCATCCCTTTCCAAAGAGAATACAGAAAAAAAATTAGGAAAGAAATCATATCTCCAATACAACCTTCCCACTTTTTCATATTCAAAATACCAATACTTATTCTCCCTGTCAATAAACCATATTGAATCATTATAGTCAATTATTTCAGCTTTGGATAAATCCTTATATAACTTATTAAAAATAATTTTCTTTAATTTATCGTGTATCATATTGCAAAGATAATAATTGTTTTTGAAATAAAAAAACCCCTCATTTTGGGTGAGGGGTTAGTTATATTTAGTTACTTTTCCAAATAACTTGAACCTTTATTAAGCGCCAACTGAATAGTTCCTGCTTTTGAGGCAGTTCCTGCAGATTGAGCCACTTTATTATTATTTATAATTGAACCCACAACTTCTGAAGTTACTTCACTTATAGAATTTAAAATTTCTTTTGAAATATTATTAAAAAAACTTAAAATCTTAGAAGACCATTTTAAAAGAAAAGTTAATCCAGTGTTATCTGCAATCCATTTTATTCCTGTTGACAACCATTTACCAACATTCGATAATTCAGATATAATTTTTGATAAATATGGTTTTAATGATGCCCAAATTTTATTTGTTTTTAACCATTTAAAGACTTCGGATATTGAATTGAATCTTTTTTTCGCTCCTCTCATAAGTGGCGCGAATAGTCCTGAAAATGCACCAGAAGTTACAATGCCGATAACATCAACAACAATATTAAACCAGTCTGTTTCTCCAATTACAGCTTTATAAATGTCAAATGATAATAGAGCTCCATATGCTGTCATAACTGCGGGTGCAGTCCAACCTAACGATGTTAAAAAAACCTCAATCGCCACTCCTGCGGGTGAAAATAGTTTTTCTCTGAAACTTTCCATTATTTCGTTTAGATTTGACCCTTTATTTAAAGGTATTCTTAATGGGTCTTGGATTTTATTTGTTTTTTCAAATTGTCTTCCTTTCCCCAAATAATCCGAAGGGTTACTAGGTTGAGCAATTTGCAATTGTTCACCCATTAAAAGTTTATATTGAGTTTCTGTAATTATTATTTTCATAAATAATATTATTTTACAGCCATTTTACTGAGTGCGGTGTGTATGTTTTCTATAGCATCATCAATATTTTTACTCATATCATTTAAAATAACCAATCCTTGTTGGGTTAATAGATTTTTTTCCTTGATTTCATCAAAATAAGTTTTTAACTCACTTATTTCTTGATATATATAGTCTAAATAAATCGGTTGTCCCGGTGCAACATTTAATTTTTTAGGTATTTGAGAGGCATTACCTATAAGAAAATCAACATAGTCATATTCTCCGGCCTTTACAGGATTTTTAAATTGCTTCATTCTTTTAATATCATTCATTATAACCGCAACCTCATCCTGAACAGGTTTTAACAATGACCTAACATAATCTGTCATTTTAACAGAGCTATATTTTGACATAAGGTTTTTAATATATTCAGGTGCGTTAATATGATTCATACCTTTACTTTTACTTAATGTTTTTAATTCAGGTGATACCAAATTTTTAATGGTTTTCATCCATCCTTGTTCATTAACCAATGGTTTTACATTACCAAGTTTTGATTCAACTAGTTTTGAGAAATTATCTATAGATACTTTCATTCCACCTGTATGTTGTTCACGGATTGCATTCTTTTCAGATTCCGTCATGTTATTTAATAAGTGCTTCATATTATTTTATTTTAATATAAATACTATGGATATATATTAAAATCATTTTCAACACTAGCAACCTTACTAATATTCCGAATATAAGATACAATTTCATCACCACGCTCTGCAAGACCAATATCTTGGTTTCCATCTTGGTCCAGGATTATCGCAATTATGTCTTGCTCTAAACGATTTTCTACGTTCAGGATTATTTTTTTTGATTGTCATTCTCTTACCGTGAGCAGAGCTTCCACCAAAACCAAAATTAACTTTTACAACCTTACCCTTATCGTTTTTAACATATACCTTAGACTTCTTCACATCTCCTTGCATAACTTTACCAAGTTGAACTTTTCTACCTTGATATTCCGCTTCAGTCAATAAGTCACCAACAACAAAGTTGGTTTCTTCAACTGAACCATAGTCATCTTCATATAAAGTTTCATTTTTGGGTTTTATACCCTTCTTCTTCATATTGATTGCAATTGCTGCTTGTTGTGCAGGACTTGATGCCTCATCGGTTTCTCCAACAGATTCTTTTTTTACACAGTTTGGATATTTTTTGCCAAACATTGTCTTCATTCCCTTTTGAGTATAACCTTTCCAGCACTTTTCAGTGATTTCACCCTCTTTCATTTCCTCAGTTTTCTTTTTGGAATTTTCTTTACGAGTTTTGATGTATTCAAATGCGGTTCTAAGTCTATCTTTAACCTCAGGGTCTTTTGCTATTTCTAAAGCGACTCTAAGTCTTTGATGAATTAAATTAATAATTTGAGATTGTCTGGCGTGTGATTTGGATTTGAAACTATCTTTACTCAAGGTATCAATAATATCTTGTTTGGTTCTGAACTTTACCGTAACAGTATCCTTAGGGTTTTCATCAGTATACAATCTTCGGTCGGAATCCTTTGGTTTTTTCCCAGTTCCTACTTTTGGGTCTGACTCCTTAAGTATTCTACTTATAATTTTAGCTAAATCAGATTCTGTTAACCTTACTATTTTACCCATAACAAATTAATTTATTATAAATACTGATAAAAACAAAAAACCCATCAACATCTTCTTCTACCATCGTAGTATTTTTCAGTGACATCAACATAAAATAGCTCCTCCAATTCTTTTACGACTCCAGCATAATCAAAATCATCAATCAGATAATATTCTTCATGAATATCGTCCATTAAATGATTATAAAAAACAGATTCATAATCATCAAAATTATTAAACTTACAAGGATTAACATACTTCAAGACTTCAATAGATGTTTTCTTAACCAAATCATATCTTCTTAATATCCAAAGCTTATTAGGAGATTGAACTAGTCTATCATATTGGTCTTCTGTAATAAGGTATTTCATATTAATTTAATCTTTCTCAAAGGTATAAACTCCTTCAATATATTCTTTTTTTCCGAGATAATTTGACATCCATACCATAAATGACTTATCTGTATCATTATCAGACAATGAAAACACCCCCTTAACTGTATTCCACATAGGTTCAAAAACTCCCAATCCAACACCATGATAAAGACTATCACTAATTTCAAATACCATACCACCATTTAAGTTGGTATACCAAATATATGTTTGACCAAATGAGGGAGATGTATGTTTTTCCAACGGACCAACATAATTGGTTATATATTTTTGAACCAATTCATCAATACGAGATTCTGTAATAACATATTTCATATCAGATAAATACAAAAAACTTTATAATTTTCTACCCTTAGCAGATGGGGTTTTTAGATAATCTTGGTAGTCCATACTAAAAGTCAGACCATCTATTTGTTTTTTATAGACAAAATAATTAAATCTCATTTTTATTACCTCACAGTAATTTCCCTTAAAAATAAATGTGGACCCAACCTGTAACTGGCATCTATTTTTATAGATATTCTGTCTCCAAAATTTATAATGAATATCCATATCTTTATTTATTTACATTTAAAACGTCTTCCACCTTTTTAAAAGCATCAACACCAAGTTAGAAAGTTTTATTTACCCTACAATCCAAAACATTATCAACCAGATTTAACAAATTTGTACTTGCAAAATTGGGTTTGGTTACCTTGAAATTTAACACCTCTTCCACCTTTGGGATTGAGGATGGCGCATGAGTTGCAGTTGTATTTACCTTGCAATTTAACACCTCTTCCACCCACTCAGATAGAACCCATTGGAATTCTTCACGTTCCAATGAAAACAATGTAAAGAAATCATTGAAATATCCAAATCTCCACCACAATATATCTGGCCTTTGATATTCAAAATACCAATACTTATTCTCCCTATCAATAAACCATATTGAATCCTCATATGGGATAATTTCCACATGAGATAAGTCCTTATATAATTTATTAAAAATAATTTTCTTTAATTTATCGTGTATCATATTACAAAGATAAGAAAATGTTCTAATAAAAAAATCCCCACATTTTATTGTGAGGATAATGAAACACCATTAGTGTCAGTCCATCAATACTATCAATGGAGGGGCATTAAAAACATTCATCTTCAAACTCCATAACTAACTTATGAAAAAACCATTCACCACATAAATCTTGAACCTTAAAACCAAAATCAGAAGATAAATCTTCGGATATTTCTTTAAATAAAATTTCTAAAGCAGAATTAATGATATATTCCCCATACTCGTCTCCATTATCAAAACTATCACACATATCAAATCCTTTTTTTACGTATTTAATATAAGGTAAAATTTTTGAAGACTTTATACCAAATCTTTTAATTTTTTCTTCTATTTCTTTGTTTTTCTTTTCATACGCATTTACCTTTTTTTCATCAAATTTGTTGTGGGATTCAACTAATTCAACTCGATTGGGACTTACTGGTAAATTAATAAAATAAGCGTCATATGATTCTTCAGTATCTTTAAAAACATCATATCCATCCAAATTAACTTTATATATATAAAAGTAATCAATTGCGTTGTTTGCACCATAGAATCTAGCGGTTGCAATATCATCCCAAAAATATATATTTTTTGTATATTTCATATTGGGAGAAAATGGTTTAAGTCCAATTTTATCTAAATCAGGAGTGTTTGAAGTATGATAAAAAACTTTTCCTGTGGTATCAACAATTTCTTTCTTTGGACTAATGAAAACCGCAATTGAATCGGGATTCTGCAATTGAGAAGAACTTATCATCTCTCTCACCGATGGAGTGTTTTTAATATCATTATACAAGGAAATACCATGCCTATGGTTATTATTTCTTAATGAATTTTCATCAGATATACTAATATCAACATCATTATTAATTTTCCAATCATTTATTGATTTCAATATTTTTTTTCTATTTTGTTTATCAAACACAAGAAATGCCCACCAAGGTCTACCTTCAGTTCCGAGATTAAAAAAATTTGAACCAAAATAATTTGCTTTAGCCAAATTAGAAATTGATTTATCAAAAGAGGAAACCAATTCCTTGCTTTCCAAAATTAAATTGTATTGATTTTCACTGATAATAATCTTCATGTATTATAAATATAATTAAATAAAAACCCCCTACTTTATTTTAAAATATTTATTTTTTTCTTTATCCATAAAATTTCCTCTTGCAATCTATCGTCATATGAATTAATCACCCTAACAATGGCGGGACCATATGATTTGTAATATTGGTCAAAGGAACGAGATGTCCTTTTGGGATGTCCTATCGGCAAACCTCTTGTACCAAATATAGTATTTTCAAGTCCAATAGTATTATCCATTTCAAAAAAATCATGGAAAACATATTCGTCATACTTCTTATCAGAAAAATATGATTCGGGGTATGATTTGTCTTCTGAACTTACCCATTGCCCTGGCAATCCCTCAAAACTATAAAATACTTTTTTCATTTAATAATTTATTTTTTCTTAACAATCAAGGGTCCAAATGTATTAATATATTTATCAAACATTGATTTTTTAAATACAATTGAAGCTTCCGGATGTTCGACATAACCCCCATTTTCTTTTCCTCCAACATATATCATGATTGGGTTTTTTGTTGCCTTTTTTGAAAAGGATAAATGTGTGGTTTTAAACCATTTAGAATTAACCCAATCCCTCCAACTAGATATGGTATCAATTGTTGGAAATGTTTTAACTATTTTTGCCTCATTATCGATTAATCCTTCACCAATTTCATTAGTCCACCTATCATAATTTTCAAAAGAAAAAAATGTACCTTTTGATATGTCGTCATACAACTCATCAAATAACTCACCATCAAGTTCATCATTTTTTCTTAGATATTCTTGGTAGGATTCCTTACTTTTTTTAAACATATCATCCCAATCTCCACCTTCTGGGTTTGAAGGTACACAACTCCCATCTTCACAGTCTTCTTTTAATATTTTTTTAATTATACGAATCAAATCTGATTCTGTTAGTCTTACTATCTTTCTCATAATTTTTTTATTTACAATAAATACAAAAAAAATCTAAAAATTTTCTTCAGAAAAAAGGGGGCGGGGGGATTGACTACCGACGAAGTCGGTCGGGGTTACCGGAGGTCGGTTTATGAATACCCTCACTTCCACCCATATCAGCACGAGCCATTACAGTAGAAAACTCGTTCATGGTCTTTTTAAATTCTTCCGCATTAATACAATACTCTAACATAATCTTTTTATGTTCGTACATATCAAAAACACTATCTTTTTTATTCGGGTGCATATTACAAATATAAAAATATTATATGAAATCAGATGAAACCCCTCACTATGGAGGGGTTTCATCTGATTTCATTTCTTCCCATTCTTCCTCAGTAACAACTTCTCTCCAAACTCCACATATTCTCTCATCCATATATTTTCCAAGATTATTAATATAATTTTTAACTTCAACATGTATATCTTCTTTATACTCTTGGTCAAAAGTAATAAGGAATACTTCAGAACAAGCCCTCAAATGGGCGTAGGGGTGACCAGTAATTCCTGCAACAACTTGAACATCCAAATACATAGGATATTTTTTCAATACCAATTTTCTTAACAATTTCTGAATTCCTTTTTCCATAACAAATAAATACAATATTATTCAAAACCGTTTAATGTTAAAATTTGGTCAATTACCTCAAGAATTTTTTCTTTCCTTATTTTGGATGGTTTTATATTAAAAACCCCCAATTTTTTTTTGAAGTCATTAAAAAAAGACCTTACATTAAGTGGTAGGTCAGTATCCTTAATATTATAATAACCGTGAAAAGGAACTTCGTTAGTTCTTAATGGTTCCCCTGTTTTTTTGGACATTGACTGACCACTCCTTTGCTTATAATCTTCCACCGATTTTCTGAGAACTTCCATATTAATATCCTCATCTTCTTTGAGGATTTTTTTAACCAATCGGTTCATATCTTGTTCAGTCAATTTTTTCATACTAATAAATACAAAAAATTTCCCAAAAATTTTTTTTCTCGTTGAGGGGGTAAATTAATAATGGGGGTCGTGTTTTAGAACCTACCAATTATAAACCAAAAAGGTGACACAGGTGATTTCCCAATATTAATCTTTTTCCTTTCCTTCTTAGGTTGATATTTGTTCTGTGATAAATTATGATACCTCATCCCCGCTCCAACAATATGCATCTTCGGATTACATGAACATATCAAAAAAACAATACACAACAATAATATCTTTTTCATAAGATTTAAATATATGAATAACCCATGAAATAAAAAAACCCTCATTGAATGGGAGCACAACTATTATGAATTTCCCAAGCAAGTTCTTTTGCTTTAACCATTGCAATATAATATTCATGTCTCTTGGCAACTTTTTTCTCAGGAGAAAATGCCCACATAAGACTAACAGTTCCTTCCCCTTCCTTCCATCCCATAATATCTTTAATACGAGAAGAAATAAATGGATTCATTTTTTTGTCGTCAGGTTTCCCACCTAATTCAAAATACTTTAAATATAATTCCACTGTAAATCTTGTAGGTTTTCCCTTAATTTGAAATGTACCACGTTCCATAAAATGAATTTTAAACAAAGGTAGTAAGAATCTTAAAAATTTCCCCAAAATTTTTTTTCAGATATAAGAATAAATTATAGAATAGGGGTCGTGTTTTGTAAATAAAAAAACCCTCTTTAAGGGAGGGGGGATTAAATTAATATTGCTCTAATAGTTTTATTTCTCACAAATGTTCCATTTATGTCGGATGGTTCCAAGTTAAATAATTCGGTTGGTCCCGAATTAAATGATTCACCCATAATGAATATTC